ACTGGTGGTTGTACTGGTGGCTCTACAACTGGTGGTTGTACTGGTGGTTGTACTGGTGGCTCTACAACTGGTGGTTGTACTGGTGGCTCTGGCTGTACTGGTGGTTGTGGTACGGGTGTTGGGGTAGGCTCTACTGGCTGTACTGGTGGCTGTACTGGTGGCTCTGGCTGTACTGGTGGTTGTGGTACGGGTGTTGGTTCAGGTAAAGGAGTAGGCAATGGTGTTGGGACTGGTGTTGGGGTTGGCTCTGGCTGTGGTTGTGGGAGTGGTTGTGGCACTGGTTCTGGTGCGGGAGTGGGAGCGGGAGTGGACGGAACGACTTGGGACTGCACAACTGAAGCAATTACGGCAACGGCAGAAGCGACTGTGGAAGTAGCAACCTCTGCTTTAACAACTGCAACCTCTGCTAACGTACTGGCAGTAGTAACTGCTACTTCCTTTGTTGATTGGAGAGTGGTTAATGTTTGAGTTTCTGTTGTTAGTGTGGTCTGAGTTGTTGCAAGTGCTGTCACTGCTGCTGTTTTCACTTCTGTAACAGTTGCAAGAACGGCAGTATCGGTAGTAAGAGTTGTTTGAGCAGTTGCTAAAGTAGTTGTAGCGGTTGCAACTATGGCTTCTTTTTGAGTATTAGTTACCGCAGTTAATTGAGTTAAAACTCCATCTTGTCTAACACCGCTTCTAGGTCCACCGTATACATCAGTGTTCCCAGACATGGTTCCCACGCCAGTCCACTCACCTGTTGCTGGGTTAACTGTCATATCCCAGTTCATATTAGTAAGAGGACCTTGACTATCTCCCCATCTATGTACATCCCAATCCACACTTAAAGTGGTCTCTGTTGTAGTAACGGTAATTTTTGCATCTGTACCACTGCTCATAAAATCAGATTGAAATACATAAATACCATTTGGCTGCTGGTTAGGCCAATCCCAGTATGTGTAATCTTTTCCACCAAATGAAATAATTCCTTTAGGGCTTACATATATTTGACTTTCTGTTCCCTGTCCTTCAAATACTGTTGTTCCCACTTTAATATCAAACGGGGTTGTTATTTTTGCAGCGTCATCTCCCATTGTTGGAAGGACTGTTGTTGTAACAGTAGGAACGGCTGGAGCAACTGGGGCTACATAACCAGGTGTTGTATAGGTAATAGCGTTAGCGGGTAGCGTAGTTGCTACTTGTAAAGCAGTTGTGGCTGTTGCTACTGCTGTTGTATCAACTGCTACTACTGCTGTTTGAGAATCTACTGCTGCTATTGCTGTAGCCACTACTGCTGTTGCTGAATCTACGGTAGTAACGGCTTGCGTTACTACGGCTGTCTGTGAGTCGACGGCTTGAATGGCTGTAACTGCTACGGCAGTTGCTGAGTCTGCTGCTGCTATGGCGGTCTGTGCCTCTACTACCGCAGTCTGTGCTGTTGCAACCGCAGCCACAACAGTTGTATCTGCTACAACAGAGGGAGCAGCAGTTGCAGTTGCTGTAGCAAGAGTTGAGGCTGCAGCGGTTGTCTCTGCAGTTGCACTATCTACCTTTACTTGGGCAATTGCTATGGTTGCTGTAGAAGTGTCTATTTGAGCAAGAACAACATCCGACGCAGGAGTGGTTTGAACTACTACGGGTTCTTCTGCAGAAGCGGTGTCAACACCTAAAATAGAATAGATAATTATAAATAGGGCGGTAGTAAAAAATACCGCTACTGCTCTCTTCAGCAATTAAAAAGGCTCCCTCGACTAATGTGCGTAGTGTCGAGTTAGTGCTAAGAGTTAAGTTACATATTGTGTAAGTTAGACCCTAATTGAAGCAAAAAAATAACTTGTAGGTGAGTTAAACCTACAAGTTATTTAAGTTAACCCTGTGGTTCGGGTAACGGAATTGGTTCTGGAGTGTCTACGCTATCTTCACTCCATGCATCTGGAATATCTTGTGTTGCATTTGGGTCTTCGGTTGGAAGAGGATTAGGTAGGTAATCAGGTGGTTTTGGTAAATCATTTAAAGAACCACCTGGGATAGTGACCGATGGATTGGTCACAACGTTATCGTGAATATCAAATGGACCCATAGGAGCGTTAACGCTGCATCCTGTGAGAAGTACAGAGGCTAGTCCTGCTGCTGCTAATTTCGGTGTTAGTAACATGGCTTCAGAGTAACCTGACCAAGTTACTTGAGTCAACTACCTTGGCAAAAGAAGTATGATAACCTTTTAGTGCTTCCGCTAAAAGAAGTTAGGCCCTTGGTTTTTTGGCGTGCTTATACGTCTTTCGGGAAAAAACCAGGGGCCTATTTAAAAGCCACCACTCCCACCAGCGTCACCAGCACCCATTGAACCAGAAGCATCTCCTGTTGCTGAAGCACCGCTATCTGAATCTGAAACAGGAGGATTTTGAGCGGTAGTTAAATATCCGCCGTAGCCACTTGTTGAGCCTGTGTATGTGGGATACATTCCCCAATAGAAGCCATTACCAACAAACCCTCTACCAGAGTTCATTAAACCTCTTCGTCGAATATTTTCTTCTTCCTCAACCGCTTTAGCAAATTGAGAGTTACTTAGGTTGCTCATAAAGAAGCCATAGCGGGATGAAGAATTGATTCTGGGTCTTCGATAGTTAAAGCAGCCTTCTTTAAAGAAGAACCAAATTCTTTAGAGTGATGTCCACAGAAAAGAAGTTCTCCACTTAGAAGAGTAAACCGCACCATGGCTGCTGCACCACAACGGTCACAACGGTCGTTTGCGTTCATTATTTCTTCTTTCTGTTTTGGTTGCCTTTGCCAATATTTTTACTTGCAGACATTACCTTAAGGTTAGATGAAGATTCATTCTTATGGTTGTTATCTGCGTGGTCTACATGTTCCTTCTTACCGAGTTTTCTTCCTAAAGAAGTTTCTTTTTTGTGGCGGGCAGCATTAGTTGAAGTTGTTTTCTGACTCTTAGGGTCATACTTAACAACAATAGAACGTCCACCATTTTGCTTAGAACCTTTATAAGGTCCGTAAACTTTTGCCTTTTTACTTGGAAGAGTCATACTACTTACCGCATGTAGGACATTTGTCAGAGGTTGCTGCTGCTCCTGCTGCTTTAAACTTAGGACGACCAAAGCCAACAATAGAAATCATTACTCCAGCCTTATTCTTCTTAAAGGCACGAAGTTGCTTGCACACTTCTCCGCCATTTCTTTGGCTTCCAGACTTCTTAGAAGATGTGTTTCCTTCTATACACCAAACAGTGCCATCTTCATTGTCTTTTACAACAATTCCAACGTGAGAAATTCTATCGACACCATCTGAGGGGAAATCAAAATATGCAATATCTCCTGGTTCTGGGTCTGCAACATCTCCATCAATCCATGAGCCAGCCTTTTTAAATGCTTGTGCACCACTTGGAGTGTAAACAGTATTAGGAATCTTTACGGCACTTTCGTTCCCGCACCAGTTTACGAAACTTCCGCACCATGGTTGGAAGTTTGCTTTGGTAAAAGCACCGTACTTAGTCTCGTTATCTTTAGGACCTTCAATGGTTCCAAGTTCCGCTTTAGCAACTTCGATTAAACGTGCTGCTGTTCCTTGGTCCGCCATTAATCTTTGTCCCAATCTGCATCAACAGGTTGTTCCTCTGGCATTGCACCATCTGGCTTTGCTGCAAGACGTGCTGCTGTAGCATCAATCTCGGCTTCTAATTTTTTGTCTGCCTGTGTATTTTTGGCATCCATCTCTTTGTTTGCTAACTGTGCTGTCATAACGTCTTTAGCACCAGATGAACCAATGAGGATACCTGCAAGAGTTCCTGTAATAAATGTTGCAATACTTCCCAAAACATTAAAGAACATCTTGTCATTCTCTGATTGTGCTCCAATAGGCTGCGTTACAAATAAAAGACCGTAAAGGATGCCGAGTGATGTACATAATAAGATTGTTCCTAGTGTTATTCCTAGAACAAACTTTAATCTTGCATCTAAGTCTTGTGGTGTTAGTTTTTCTCTACGCATTTGGTGTTCCTTCTGGTTGAGGTATCTTTACTAAGTCTATAGGACAAGTTTGTGTTGCGGTGCAAATGGGTGGTTTACACTCTGCGGTTTCCCAGTTTTTTGGGTCTTGGCAAGGGTATCTAAAAGAACCGCTATAGCCACAACTTGATAGCGCGATTGTAAGACATAATGCTAACGCTATTTTTAAAAATGACATGCTGTTCCTATCTAGGTGTATTTAACAGGGCTACCAGAATCTGCTGCACCTCGTCGTAGTTGTGACTGATGCTTTGAAGTTGTTCGAGAATACTTAGTGTTTGGAATTACCCAACCTTGAGAATGGCTATGAACACCAATAGGTGTGCTGTAAGAACTAACCACGTAGTTAATGTCAGGTAACTTACTAATAGTTTCTCTTTGGTCATGAGGAAGTTCACCAAAAATCATAGCGTCGCCAGGTCCTGTGTGACCACGAGCAGATAATGCGCCATGACTTACAAAAGCCTCACGACGAGAGATAGGTCCAGATGCGTCTCTGGTAGGTACTTTTTTTGCCATACAGGAATTGTAAAGGCTTTAGATGTATTTGTACTGCTCTTTCTTTTGAAAAGGTCCAGAAGTCCAAGCATCTTGGTTTTCGGCAATCTTCATAGCCTTTAGAGGAGTAGCACCTGCTAAAAGTGCCCCAATTGCATACTTAGCACCATTACCAACTCCATAGAGACCATCGCTACGGATTCCCACTGAGAGGTCGTCTTCAACTGCAAAGAGTGTTCCGCCCACAGCGATTAAGAATTGAAAGCGGTATTCACCATCGCCATCTTCTTCAAACTTATAACCATTGTCTATTAAACAAGTTCGTAGAGAGGGAACAACCTTTGCAATCATAAAGTGATAGAGGTCTTTAACATCTCTTTCTGTAGGAGATGGTGGGTTCCAGATATGTTGTGCTACATCGCAAGGAAAGGCTTCTCCTGCTCCTGCAATTAAATAGTCACCGCGTCGAGAAATTTTTGCCATCTGTGGGTGGGTAAACATTCGCCCTTGACCATCTGTAGTTTGTGCATCTGAATAGATAACGCATTTATCTTTTTGCTGTAAGCCAATTATCGTTGTCACAGGCGTTATCCTTAATATTGGGGTAAGGGGGTCAAGGAATATTCTACCCTGACCCCCTGACAATTAAAGGGTGGTTAGGCCTACGCCTTAACCTCTAGAGAGGCTGTCATGCTCTTCTTGTCCTCTGCAACTATCCAAGTTAGGCGATTTCGCCCAACAACAGTTGCTGACCATCTTTTGGCTGGTGCTGCACTTGAGAAGGCTGCACAGCCTTTTAATGCGCCATCATTAGGCACTTCTGGTTCCTTGATTGAGTAAGAAGCAAGCCATGCTCCACCTTTATCAAGATTTTTTGCGACCTTAAAGTGATACGTTTTTTTCATAAGTTCTCCTTAGTTTACGGGGATAAAGAAAAGCCTAGCACTAGACTGGGCAAATGAGTGATATGGCAGGTATTGATTTTAGAGGCATTCCTACCCATGAATGCCCCGTATGTCAATCTCGGACCTTTAAAGTGATGGCTGCTTTTGAGAATTATGATATTGCTATGTGGGGAACAGAGGCTGAATGCTACGAATGCGGGACACGTGTTACAGTTCCCTGCCCTGTTGATTCCCCCGAGTATAAGGTGATGAATGAAGATTAAAGAAGTCCCTATTGTTACAAAGCAGTTATTTACTAAGTCCTATTGGAACAAGGTTAACATCATTGAGTTTTGGGCTTTCTCAACTAAGTTGTCTATTATTATTCCAGGCCTGTTGTTTGGTAAGCAGTGGTGGTGGCTCTACATATTTGCAATCGCTTCTTCTTTAGCATTGATTTTGACATCAACAATAAAAACCCTACCCACAATTATTTACTTCAATATTGCTTGGACAATACTAGCCACAACAGCAATTGTTAAGCACTTTATTTAAAATTCAATACCAAACCAAATAAAAGGTAAGTCAAGAGAAAGACCGTACCTGTCTATTGAGAAACCAATAGCAAGTCCGTTTGTTTTCCATCCCCAAGAAAACCACCAACCACCTAGTTTAAACTCGTGTCTCATTTGTACTCCTTTTTCTGCCACCAATTATCTCGGTAAAACCCTCGAATGGTGGTGCGAGGAATTGCAGTCACTCCTTCATCTTCTTCAATGGGAGAATTAAATGATTGCCAAGGTTCTCTTTTTATAGGAATCATTTGTAGAAAGGGCGTTCCTTTAGGAATAATTCCTTCAAAACCAATTTTCATAGAAAAAGGAATAGAACCTGAATGCCCATAAATATCTGTATCCATAATTCCTGAAGATGTTCTGAAAGGAAGGTTATCTTGGTTTAGTGGGTGCGTGTATAGCATGCTATATCCAGGAGGAGTGATTGCTTCAAAAGCAGTATGCCAAATGTATATTCCTGGTGTAAAACCATTTGGGCTTGGCATCATCCCCGCTAATGATAGCCCTCGAGTTTTAATAATAGAAGGCCCCTTATACCCATACTCAAGCATAGGTTGATTTGGATTATCGTAAATACGAACTTCTATATCGTGAGGTGTCACAAACATATAGCCAGCCGTTAATGCATCTAACAAAGGCATACAGGACTTAGGACTTGAATTTCCAGGCTCTAATTCAGGCTTTGTACCACCACGTGTATACAAGGGCATATCTCTGTACCACGACGGAACGACTCTAGTCGAAGGAGTTGGGAAAGGGAATATTTCTTCAGGTAATCTTGGTCTACGACGAAATTCAACGGTTTTCTCTTTCGAAAGTTTTTTAAACATCTTGCTCCTTTGTGTAGAATTTTTCTTGTAAATACTGACGAAGAGTAGGTGCTTCTAAAGCATTTTTAACCCACTTGTCTTTTCTTTCTTCCCAACGAACGACAATTTCACTATTCTCTTTTCTTATGTCATTCTTTTGTTCTTTCTGTATGTTTAAAAATCTATACTCAGTAACCATGTCTAAATGTAAACCTGTTGCAATATAGGTATTTCCTCCTTGACCTTCAGGGTGATACCAAGCATGCATGTATCGAAAATTCATATCCCAAAAATAGTCTACTTTATCTACAGAAGGGAAATAAGAGTTTCCTTGTTTATCAACGTAATTCTTATTTAATAGTGCTTTCCAATAAGGGGTGTCATCCCGATGAGATAACGCGTAATGCAGAGAAACAAATTTAGCAAACCCATCAAAGGCTTTTTTAGTGCTTGTGTTGTACATATCCCTATCCCATTGGGATATTTCTCCGCGAGATAGAGTATCAATCAAATAGAAGAGAAATTCGTGAACACTATACAAAGCATTGCTCTCTAAGGGTTCAATAAAAGCAGCAGACAAACCAATAGAAACAACATTCTTTACAAAGGTGCGTTCATACATACCGACTTTAAAAGGAACGTCATTATATTTAAAGGAGTCCACCTCTTCACGAGTGCGTGGAACAACCATCTTGTCAGACATCAAGTATTGCTTAAACTCTTCTTTAGCAGTTTCAGGGTCAACAAATTTGTCTGAATATACGTAGCCAGCACCAATCCTAGAAAACAACGGAGTATTCCAACACCAACCGTTTTGAATTGCCGTGCAATTAGTAAAGCCTTGAACCTCAGCATCAGGATTCTTATGGGGAATCTGTGCTGCCCAAGCACGGTTGTTGGGCAGTAAATCAGAGTAAGAAGTAAATGGCTCTTCTAGAGCACCACCAAGCAAAAGACTTTTAAATCCAGTACAGTCGATGTAAAGGTCAGCAACAAGAGTTTCACCTGAATCTGTGACCAACCCAGTAATACCATCTTCATCTTGAGTAATGGATACAACAGTACCTATAATATGTTCAACACCTTTTGGGACACAGTACTCATCACGAAGATAAATTCCAAATTTTGCAGCATCAAAATGATAAGCAATATCATCGTTGGGGTTAAAGTTATCAAACTCGCCATTAAGATTTTCTGAGTACTTGTCTGTTTCAAATAAAGCAGAGGCTGGAAATAAACAACGGACTAAATCCTCTACAGGAGTTTTAGGGTAAAAGTACTTTTTTAAATGCCAGTCTGCAAAAGCGTTACGTTCTCTATCTTTCATAGGGAAACCAAATGGATAATGGAATCCCCCAGAGTCTTTCTTGTAAAAGTCGTTAAACTTAATACTCATCTTAATTGTGGCATCGGTTTTTGCAAAAAAGGTTTCGTCTCTTAACCCAACGTATTGTGACCATTTTCTAATCCCACCAACAGTAGACTCTCCTACACCAATGGTAGGTATATCTTTAGACTCAATAACTTGGATTTTTTTATTTGGATAGGCTCTTACTAATGTGGAGGCTGTCATCCAACCAGAGGTTCCACCACCTACGATAACAATGGAGTCTAATTTCATTTATAAGACTTCTTCGTCCAAGCGTTGTTTCTATAAAAACCAACTCCAACAGTTGTTTGCTGTAGTGGACCCATAAGGTTTTCTATCTCAGGAGAATCGTACTTCTCCCAATTTTCACGCTTAAAAGGAAAAATCTGAATTATTGGCGTTCCTTTAGGAATGATGCCTTCAAAACCTTTTCTTAAGAAGAAGGGGATGTATCCGCCATAGCCACCATTTTTGTCACAATCAATAATTCCGCTACTTGTAATAAAAGGTAGGTCGTAACGATTTGCAGGGTGCATAAACCAAACGCTATAACCTGGCGGGGTAATGATTTGATTTGGCGTACTCCACGTCCACACACCTGGGTAATACCCTTCAGGTGTAGGAATATCTTTCGCCAACTCCAAGTCTCGATGTTGGATAATTGGCATACTTGGATAAGACTGAACAATAACTGGTGCTGGTGCGTTTATTGTAATATTTGGGTCATTAAGCATTTCAACAGGGACTACTTTTTCAACAGGCTTAACCTCTAAGTCGCAGGCAGTTACTAGCATGTAACCGCTTGTAAACCCATCCATTAATGGAACGCAGTGTTTAGCAGTTAAATTTGAGGGTTGAAGGTGTAGTTCTTTATCTCCACGTTGATACCTAGGCATATCTTTGAACCACTCAGGAACAAAGTTATACGCAGGTTGTGGGGTTAAGTAGACACGTGCGTCTAGTTCCTTTTTTAAACGAAACTCAATAGTTTTTGTTGCGGGAGACTTAATTTTGCGGAATTTCATTGACCACCTTCTTAGCGAGACATCTCTTACAGATTGCGTAAGTCTTCATTGTATAGGGACACGATGCTTGAATTGTATTCTTATGTTTGCAAAACACGGGTAGTAGCACTTCTTTGATTCGGGTTATCATGAGAAAACCCTATCATTTATTCGTGAGTATGTGCCCTTCGGTGTTCAAACTCGCCCTTAGCGTGCATAGACTCATGCCAAGCAATAGCATCAGTTACACCCTCTGGTACTGAGAACATTTTACCAGAACCCGAACCGTCTGCAAATGTTTTTGTTTGTGTGTGGCTTTCAAAGATGTGGTCTTTAAGAGCACGGTCTCTTTTTTCAAATTTAGGAAGAACCGCCGCGCCTGGAGCAATGTGGTTGGGTGCACCATCGCCTAGGTTAAATTGTTGCGGGTTAAGGTTTATAGACATGTCACCCATTAGACATCCTTCTTATCGCATACACACTTACAGTTATCTTCAAAGCAACAAGATGAATCGTATAACTCGTGGTCGCATTTAATACATTTAGTGATGGAAGTGCTCCCCGTCTAGATTAGTATGAGGATAATCCTCTGAATACTTGTTATGGTCGTGGTGATGGGCTGCGATTAATTCGCGATGAGACATCTTATCCATATCTCCTCCTCCATCAGGGTCTTTAGGACGCACGCCAGGGATGTGGTCATCGTAGCCATCATGACCTGAACGCCATTCGGCGTGGTCAATGCTATGACCATTACCTGATTTCAGGTGGTCAAGTAAATCGGCGTGAGAATGTGTGTCTACTGCACGAGTGCGTTCAATCTCTGAACCTGCTGCGTGTAGTTGGGCTGCGTTACTAATAGCCTTATACATGTTAATAGAGTGCTCATCGAGTTGGATGTGCCCATGGTTACGTCCTGCTGATGAGCAGGATGGGTCTGTACAGTTTTCCATAAGACTATTGTGCACCGCCCGAGGGCTATTGTGGTGCTTTACTCAACCGTTCCTTTGCTTCATCGTGATGTTTGGTTTCGCATCCACGTGCTAGGTCAGGGACTACATACTGCTTCCCACACACCTTGCACTTCCAAGCCTCGTAACGAGAATCCTGCACGTGCCTATTGTGCACCGACCAAGGGTTTTTAGTTGGCTTTACTTAAGATTCGATTTACAGGTGTCCCGCAAGACGGGCAGTTTCCAGAGACTAATTTGCGACCTGACTCGGTGGTCTTTAACGAACCGATGAAGGCAACGTTATCTCTACAGGTAATACACCAAGCATTGCCATCCCACGGCTCCATGAGCAGGGCTACTTGCAACTGTTGCAGTAGTTATAGACACGTAGGTTAGATGCTCCAGTACGGAATGTACGAGCACAGCCATAGCAAGCCACAGAGACTATCTCTGGCTTAGGCTTGGGAGCCTTGGTGATACGAAGTCCTAATAGTTCCATCCCCATAGGCTACTGCCTTGGAGACGTTTTGTAAACTCTAGTTAAATGCGTCTTCCGTCTCGCCCATTTTTTACATAGGACTCTTTGCTAGGGTCAAACTCTGGAAAACTTCTTTTGATGGCTTCATGGTTATCTGGCTGTCCTAGTACCGAAGCCACCTGGTGCTTTACCTTGAACTGCTTACCGATGAAGATACCCTTCTCTTCAGTAGGGTGTGCTGTGTGTTCACCTACTGGCTCTACCTCATAGACGTTACCGTGATGGACTGGATATTCTCCACCCGCCTTTATTCCAAAGCCACTACGTGCTCTGTCATGAGCATGAGCAAGAGCGTAATTCATATCTGATGTAGCCCATGCTGTGCCATGCTCTGTACGAGGCTTAATGACATCTCCTGGCTTTAGAGTCTCAATGGTTCCATGGAATAGAGCATGAGATAGGTTTTGATTCACTCCCCGATTTTACCTCCGAAATGTACCCTAAGTGACATAAAGGTACATTTGAGAAGAGTTTATAGGTGAGAGTGTACCTTTCGGCTACTGCCTAGAGTCCCAGGGTCCAACCGTGTTCCTGACCTGGGGGTCCAAAAACAAGCCACTTTCTAAGGGTGGGGGGTCACGTTCATACTTCTTTTACAATTTAAATAACTTGTTTCTTACACTTGTATTACGTGTTCTATCTACGTGTAATTAATTAAATAAATTAACTATTGATAGTGCGTTTGATAGTTGCGTTGGCTACTGTGTTTTATAACAACGCGACTGTGCGAATAACACCAGCCAAACACTCACTTTAGAACGCTGTTATCAGATAGTTAATTCACTATAAATAACTAACTACTTGAACGCATTACTAATCACTATCTATTACGTATTAATTGATTCAATAGATACGTGCTATTGGTTATCTATCATCTACCTACGACATACATACATCTATCTCTTATCTATAAGAAGTAATAACAACCTTCTTTAGTAACCCCGAATAATTTTAAAATTGACGCACGGAATAGTCCCTGCCGAGCAACCGAGTGTGTAGCAGTAGTAGTTGACGTGTATTAATAACTACTTACAATCAATTAGTTGTGCACTTAGTTATGCACTTAGTGAGGCACTTAGTTAATTACTTATCTATTCTTCTTTAACAATTAATACGATTAATAACACTCTGGTTGCCCCGTAATTTTTTAACAATTTATTCGTCATGGGTGAGTAATACCTATGGGGAGGGCTGGCGATTCACGCTCAGAACACGCTCACTTTGGGCAGAGTTGCGGTTCGTCAGACTTCGACCCTATAATTGCCTCAAGTCGTTAGCCCGAGGGTCGCAGTCGTGGCGGACAGAGTGAAAGTAATTATTTATTTATTTTTACAATCAATCAATCAAGTTACGTGATTACATAATCAAACGAACTTCTTTCGATTCAATAAATAGTTATCACAGCAAAACTTTCACATAGTTGGTTCTACAACATCGCAACTATTGCTAACGACTTCAAGGTGCATTGTTCTGCATAATAAATAATTAGTAACTACGCCTAGTGCGACAAACTCAAACGGTTACTTGCAATCTTATTTATTCTACTTACATTCAAAATTAAATACGCAAGGTGTGTGACTAACTACTTCACGTTGTTAGTCGCACGCCTTGTGTAGTTAACTTCAACTACACACTATGAAAGGGAAGTCATGGCTAATACATACAAAGATACAAAAGATAAATACCTAACTGCTGACGAACTACTGGAACGCAGTTACATCAAACGCAATTCAATTCGCAAAATACGTTTAAACAATCTTCTTTTAGAAGAGGCAGTAACTGAACTACAACTCGCAATCAATCACTACAGAGAGGCAAACTAATAAATGAATACAACATCAATCACAACTGGTTATGCAGTATTACTAACATCGCAAACAGCAGAACTTGGTTACCTTCGACAACAACTAGTTGTTGCTGACATCGAACGTGGCGTAAAAGTTTGGTCACGTGTTACTAACGGCGGTCGTGGTGTATCAAACGCATGGACTGATTCAACTTATGATTCATTCACTATCAATAAGTTTGGTAATGAATTAGTTGTTGGTTCTGTTCTATCTTCACCACTTACAGCAACTGACATCAAGGACGTGTTTACTGATAACTCTGCATTCAACATGATTCAGAAGTTAACAAAACAATTCGCACTACGCGATAAAACACTTACTGGTCAATTACTAAGTGACGTTGTTGCAGACGTTGATACTTGCTTAGCAACTGACATCAATTCGCTTGTGAAGTTTCGTAGTGACGGTCGTGCAGATAAAACTGCAACTGTTAATTACAAACCAATCAACATCGCTTCTGCACCAATCAGAACTGCTTCTGTTGCTCCTGTTGCAACTGTTGTTGTTCGTGAGGACATTCCGCTTGAGATTAAAAACAAGTACGTGCCTTCACAAACTGACCCTGAAGTTGCTAATTACATTCAACGCACATTCGACGGTATAAAAGAGTTTGACATCTTCGAACGTGCTTTGATTAACAAAGAAAACATCTTGTTAGAAGGTCATGCTGGAACTGGTAAAACAACTTCTGCAAAAGCATTCGCTTCTGCAAAAGGATTACCGTTCTACGCAATCGGAATGAACCTTGCAAGTGAACCTTCTGATTACAAAGGACAACTAGAACCGCAATCAGACGGCACACTCAAGTTTGTTTACGGTGAGTTAGCACTCGCGTTTAAATACGGTGGTGTTGTTCTTCTTGATGAACTTTCATTCATTAAAGAAGGTTGCTCTGCTGACATGCACAATGCACTTGATAAGTTGCGACAGATTACTTTGCGTGGCAACGACAATGAAGTTATTCAAGGTCATGATGAACTTCTTATCATCGGTGCATACAACGCAGGTTATCGTGGCACTCGTAAATTAAATGAGGCGTTTGCAGATAGATTCACAACTCAATTAGTTTACGAATACGACTCGACTATTGAAAAGAAAATCATTAAGTCAAAGTCGTTACTGGAACTTGCAAATCAAATGCGTGCAGAGTCTGTTCGTGGAGAGTATGAGACACCAATCAGTCTCAGACTTCTTAAGGGCTTTCAGTATCACGTAATCAATTACAACTTCGACTTCGCTGTTCGTTGCTTTACTAATCACTTCAATGAAGAAGAGCGACCAAGCGTTAAGTTGTTGTTGGAGGCTTACAGCACCAACATCGCAGAAGAGTATGAAGTTGCAGTTAATACTCCTACCGTTGACAAGGGTGCAGATAATTAATCTGCACCCTTGCAACATTCTTTATAAAAAAATCCGCAACAAAAAATCTACTGAGAGGCAGTCATGCAACAACTAACAGCACAAGAACTACAGAACGTAAAGCGCGATAGATTACTTCGATTAGCACAAGTCTTTCAACGTGCTAATTCCGTTATTGCACTTCGCCCAATTAAAGTGCACATCGTTAATCAACCCGACGGTGCTCCTGCTTGGTCAGGTGCTAATGACGTGTTCTTTAACGAAGCAAAGATAGGTGACAAGTTTGATACACAAACTTTGTTATCAATCCAAGGCTTGGACTTTCACGAGTTAGCACACGTTCGTTACACACCACGTAACGGTTCTGACATCTGCTTATGGGTAATTGAAAACAATTACTGGAAAGCATTCAATGCGTTAGAAGACCAACGTATTGAAACACTTATGGTTGGTAGATTCCCTTCAACTGTTAATTGGTTGACTGCAACTGTTGCACAATTTATTCTCGATACTCCTGAAGCAATCAACAATGCGTATCCGTTGTTACGCGGTCGCAGATACTTGCCTCTTGAGATTCGTCAACTTGCACGCAAGCACTATGCAAAACAAGAAAACATAGTTGCACTTGGTGAAGTAATTGATGAATACCGTTTGCTGTTATTCCCTGACGATACAGAACGTGCAAAAGAATTAATTGCACGATTCGCAGAATTATTACAGGGCGATAATCTTGCAGACCCAAACGGTCATGAAGCAAGACCATTCCATGGTCATGAGTCTTCTGATTCACGACCTGCACCAAAGCGTGAACAAGAGCGTGACCGTAAGAATGCTGAGAAGCAGGAAAAAGAATTAGATAAAGAAGATACACAATCTTCTTCTGCTGATTCTGATTCTGATGATTCAGATTCTGATGAAGAAGATTCACAATCTAATTCTTCTGCAGATGATTCTGCAGATGATTCAGATACTGATTCAGATTCAAACGGTAATGGTGCTGGTGATTCAGATGATGATGATTCAGATTCAGATTCAAAAGAAGATTCTGATTCTTCTTCTGACTTTGGTGACGTTACTGTTGCTGAAGATTCTGATGATGATTCAGAGTCTGATGATTCTTATAACGCAGACAACTTAAGCCGTCATGCTGGTGCTGGTGGTAAAAGTAAAACTGGCAACTCAAAAGAAGTTACAGATACCATGGAAGAGATTATTCAATCAGTTACTGAAGACCTTATGGATAACTTAAATAAGTTATCAATGCAGGTAGTTGGTAAACCTCTTATGGGAACTGTTAATGCAGAGTCGGTATCACAGGCTGATTACCGTTCTGTGCCTGCAGGTGCAGACTTAGTAATGGTGCAACGTTCGTTTGCTCGTGAGTTAGAAAGACTCAAGGCGAACTACGACCCTTCATGGTTAACTGAGCAACGAAGTGGAAAGTTAAATGCCAATCGTTACATGCAAGGTGCAAGTGTTCGCACTTTGTTTAACAAGTGGCAAAGTGGTCGCGATGACGTAACTGCAATCGAAGCAGTTATTCTTCTTGACCGTTCTTCTTCTATGCAAGGTCACAACGCAAAAGAAGCATACAAAAGTTTGTGGGCTATCAAACGTTCTTTAGACAAGGTGCAAGCAAGCACAACTGTTTATACGTTTGATTCACATACTCACTTACTTTATTCTGCAGATGAAAAAGCAGATACAACAATCAGAGACTCAGGTGCAAGTGGAACAACACAACCTGAAGTTGCAATCTTAAATGCACAAAACATTCTTGCTAATACAGATAAGCCAATCCGCATTCTCTTCATGATTACTGACGGTGCATGGGGCGGAGACAAAGCGGAAGAGTCTGTAAGAAGAATGAAAGAGGCAGGTGTTCTTACTTGCCAAGCACTTCTCTATCCTAATGAAGTTTCGAATGACGGATTAGAACGGTGCAGACATAACTTTGAGATTATCAAACGAATTGGTGAAGCCAAAGACATCTTGTCTCTTGGTCAATCCTTAGTGCGAACTGCAATCGCACGTCGCTTGGTATCTCAATGAGAGAGTTAGTTGTAGTTGCCTCTCCAACTAACTCGCAGGGCAGAGACTTCCCTCTCTGCCCTGCACAATCTTCACCGCAACAAAAAATCCACCAACCAAAAGAAAGTAGGTAACTTCTTATGAAACTTTCAGAACTCGAAGCAGGTGTTGAGTATGCAATCGCTAACTCATTCGGATACACAAAGCGTAATGCTGTTGACATCAACAACGTTGCAAAGCACAACGTTTACAAAGCAACACTTGTCTCAAAGGATAAGTATTACTGGAAAGATACTCGACCTTCTTTAGTAGAAGCAGACTTCTCTCCTGCACCAAAGAAAGAAACAAAGGGCGTTGGTTTACTCTTTACACTTCAAGACGATAACGGCGAGAAGTTTTATTACGTCACACGACTTGCAAGTGTTATTGCACGTCATGCAGTTGTTGAACTTGTTTGGACTCATAAAGAACTTGAAGAGAAGCGAGTGCGTGCAGAACAAGAAGCACTAGAGCAAATTGCACGTGCAAAGAAAAAACAAGTGCAAGAACATGCAGAGCGTGCAAGGTTAACTATGCCAAACACAATCAAGTCACTACTGGGTGGGAAGTTATACGACGAAGTAAACATCGAGATACCTTACTTCACATCAGACAATGCAAACGCAAGAGTAAGTATTACTTTGCGTGACATGGAACGTTTAATCGAACTCGTCTACGACAAGAAAGAAGAGGTGGCATAAATGGCTACAATCGTTCTAAAGAAGTATGAAACAAGTAAGTATCCAACCGTAACTCTGCCAAACAATGCACAGCAATCTTCTTCTGTTTACGTTACAGAAGATTTACGCTGGGTTGTTTATAAGTTTGGAAGCACAGAGTGGGGTTGGTATGCACTCAATGAAAAGTTTTACAACGACTTAAGTGGTGTCAGTCGTTATGACACAACTAAAACTTCTGTTGTTGAAACTTTGCAACACTTAGTTGATGAAGAAGAGCACGATGAAAAACTCTGGAAAGAGTAAATCTAAAACTTCTTTAACTGCGCCTGTCTCTCTTTCAATCCGTATTAATTGGAATGAGAGACAGGTGCAAACCTTAAAGAAGATTATTAATACAGAAGACTTCACACGTTACTTGGAACTTTATTTACGCAACGCAATCGTGTGGTCTGCAGTCGGCACAGCAATTCAACTACTAGAAGTAACAGCGACTGAGGAGGAATAAATGATAACTACAGTTAAAGACCTGAAAGTAAATCTCGATGAAAACTTTAAAGATACAGATTCAATCTGCGTTCTCTTCTTCTCTAAAGAAGAGTTTGAAGATAAGTTTGAGTCAGAAGTTACAGACAAAGCATGGCAACAAGCACTTGCATTCGTTGATGATGATGAAGCAGACCAACTAATTCAAGAGCAAATCTCACATGAACTATCAACCCAACTGGATAAGGAGTAACACACATGGCTAATACAAAAGAAGTATCAGTAGCAGAAGTAACAGAAGTTAAATACGAATGGACATTCGGTGATTACTCTGCACGCACATGGTTTGGTGCAGAGTATGGACACCACACAGAATGGTTTAAAGGAGAAGTGTTTATTGATAGCACACGCATTCCTTTATTAATACAAACACAGCATGAAGAGAAGATACAAGAAGTGGAGGCAAACTGGTGACACTACACATTCTTTCAGTCAATGATGAACAACTAACTGTTGTTCTTCAATCTTTACTTGCAACTAATAATCCAAAAGCAAAAGAAGTTGCAATTAGATTTAAAAACATGGCAACTCCTGTGCTTATCCATGAAGATGAATACGCAGGTGCATGATGAACATGCAAACTAAATACCGCATAAGAAGGTTGGCTGTAGTAGCAATCTTCTTATGCCTTATTGCTTGGGCGTTCAATGCAACTACGCCTGCTGAATGCAAAGTTCCTGTTGAACAGATGAGTTCATTCTGCAAGGACTTGCTTTACCCATAACCCAATCCGCAACAAAAAATCTAGGGAGGCAAAACTATGGCTACAAAAGCAACACATCGTAAGGCTGGTGCACGTGGTGGTAATCAATACGGCGAATACAAGGTTCGCTATGCAAGTGAGAAGCAAGCCAACTTCATAAAGAAGTTACTTGATACAAAGCAACATTCTTATGACACTCCTGACTATGCATTACTCAACGTGCAAGGAGCAACTGAGTTAATTGCTAATCTTCTTAAGTGCCCAAACAAAGCAGGCGTTGTTCGTCTTGCAACATCAAAGCAACTTTGGTTGCTAGGAAAACTGGTGCAGGACAAGCAAGAAGGCAAAGCCTTACTTTCTGCAACACTTTCAAAAGAAGGTGTGACTGTGTTGGAGCAGTTGTCTATTGATTCAGTAAGTGGATTAATTACACAACTTAAAGACGCACCGTCTTTAGAACCTGAGATAAAAGAAGTTGGTGCATACCTTCTTAATAACTCTATTTATCAAATCCGTATGGGTTTGAATAGTCGCAAACTTCAAGTATGGACAATCAATCGTAATCATGACGGATTCGATTACGACACAACAAGACAAGCGGTGCTCTTTGAGTTAACGCCTGAACATCGTTTGACTTTATCAAAAGCAATAGAACTTAGCGTGCAGTTTGGTTGCTGTGTTCATTGTGGACGTGCACTAACAAGAGCAGTATCTGTTGCAAGAGGCATGGGTGCTGTGTGTGCTGGGAAGTATCAATCATGAAGGTATCCAAGGCAATCGAATACTTGCAAGCACTCAACCCTGACGAAGAAATTATTATCGAATGGGTTACAAAAGATTATGCAGACACCAACGAATGGGGTTGCGAGTTTCTCGAAGACACCATGGAGTATGCAGAAGTTTCAAAAGAAGTTTGGAATGAGTTAGTAGACAAGGTGCAAAACATTCTCGAATGGGAAGAAATGGGAAACACTTTCGCTGACTGGATTCACGAACAATACGTATCAATTAACCAAAAGAGAGAAGAGGTAACAGTATGAATGCAACTCCGCAACAAAAAAACCTGCTCGCACTAGGCACACCGATTCATGAAGTTATTCATGGAGAAGTCTTAGTTGAAATTATCAATCAACAAAAGCACTTATCCGAAGCAACTGGTGAAGAAGCAGTTGTTGGAGGCTATGAGTATCACAGAGGTTATACAGACGCTATGCAAAAAGTGTATGCACTTGTGTATGCACTTGTATTCGAACAAGCAGACCAAAAGAAAGAGGTGGCACATGGCAATTAAAGAGATTCAACTACCGCTTGAGAACATCACAAGAAAGTTACGTTCTGAATTGAAGAGTGTGGAGATAACCCATGCTCTTGAAGACGGAGCAGATTCTAACCTTCACTACACAGACGGCAAAGCAGACGGCATTCGTCTTGCTATCTATCTAATCTCTAAAGAAGAAGAAAGGTTGGCAAAACTATGAGTAAGCAAATCGCAGTAATTATCTCTTCAAAAGAAGACATCGAACTAAGCACTCTCGCTAATGCAATTACAGGTGCAGGACTATCTTTAATTGCTGACGGAGTTGTTAAGGTTAACGGCGAAGTTTACATTCGTGTTGTTGACTTTGATAAAGCAACATACATCGCTAAAGATTCCAACTACGGTTGGGCAAGTGGCTTGTGTGTTGTTGATACTGATTCATGGTCAAAAGAAGACTGGGAAGCAATAGATAACTTTACTGACTCAGAACTTGAAGAGTTGGGAAGAATTATTAATAGCGACCCTTCTTACACTCCATTCAAGTTTGCTCAAACACAGGAGGAGTATCGTGGCAACTAAACCTGCACCGAAGAACATCTACGACTTGTGTAATGAAGTGTATGCACGTCATGGGCAGTATGGCGTATTCGATTATGTCGGCAAGTTCGACAACATCGAATGGACATGGTGCATACCTTGTGAGTCAGTAACTCCATTCGACCCATACGGAGAGACTTTCATCTTCAATGAAGATACAGAACGCAACGATAAAGAAGTTGTGTGTTTGGTTTGTGGTAGTTCCAACGTCTACGTAAATTATAAAGAAGTTAAGGCAGTTATCTTTTACGAAGACGGAACGAAAGCAGTCCAAGAAGTTAAAGCAGAAGACCAGTTAGAGTTCTTACAATCAACATGCAAAGGATACGTTGAGTGCAAGACCCTACCTTCTCAAGACATAACACTATGGTTTAACGAAGAAGCACGCTTTAAGAACCTAGGGTTAGTTCCAAACTTTACCGCCACAAAATTATGGCTTAACGAGTTTGGCAAAGATGATGAAACAGTTCTGTTAGGTAACGTAGTAATTACTAACGCTGTTACTGATTCAAACGGAATGATAACTTCTTTAACTCCCGAACAAGTAGAAGGGCTGGTAACACTATGAAATACCCAAGCATAAATCCTAATTACGTAAAGAAGATTAAAGAGATAGCAGAAGGTCAACCTTTAAAGAACCAGTTGCTAACTCCTGAAGTGTATTTAATCTTTGCTTCTTTTAAGACAAAAGAAGAAAGAAACCAATACGTATGGAGACTTAGAAAAGAAGAAGGCTGGTCTCTTGAAAGTATCGGGCAGGCTGTTGGTGTGACACGAGAGATGATTAGGTTAATCGTAGATAAACTCGACCAAACACCGTTCCAACTTACGCTCTCAGTTGCTAGTTACCCAGTTCCAAAGCGTGCTCGTATTGAAAGGGTTGTTTATAGAAAAACACCTATTGACCCTGAAGCACTAAAAGTTCTTAAAGAACTTCATGCAACCGCCACTCTTCTTAGAGGTAAGTCTGTTAAGAACAGAGCAGAAGCAGAAGAGTTCACACGCTTAATACATGAGCAGACTCTCTTAGGAGTAAGCACATACACAATCGCAAAAGAACTTGGGTTAACTATTGGCGCAGTTAATCTACGTTTGATTCGTTATGGATACAGAAAGACTGCTGGGCACTCACGTGCAACAAACCGTATCAAATACTCAACACAAAAAAAGGAGGCATAACATGACACCACAACTACTATCACAGGTAACTAAAACTCGTCGTATTACTAACGAGAAGTGGCAAGAAACATACAAGCCGATAGGGAACACACTTGATGAAAACGCTTCATGGCAAGATGAGAATGGCGTAGGGATTCTCTTTGAGACATACGGAGAAGAGCAAGCCTTTGTTAATGCTTGCGATTATCACAACGTATGGACTCTTGTTGACGGAGACAATGGAGGCACTTACATAGTTAATGGACGTGCAGTTGTAAACCGTATTGGTTACTTCATCACACCACTTCCATGGAAAGTTGGAGAGAACTTCTTTATCAAGGTGTCTTCATGACAAGATACGTAGTTCGATACGCCGAAGAAAATTATGGAATCATAACGTTTGACGCTAACTCTAAAGAAGAAGCAGAGACGTTAATCGCACAAGCAGAACAAGGTGAGATAGAGATAGACCAACTAGAAAACTACTCAAGAAGTGTGAAGTCTGCTAGTTATTCTTTAACAGCCCTAGAAGAAGTTCAACCTTCTTTACCGCCAATTCCTATCATGGGGGTCATCGTATGAAACTTGGTGGTCAGCACACCATCAACCAACCCTTAAAGAAGAAAGGATAACGCTATGACAACACTATCTATAATCAAAGCAAGCATTCGTTGGAAAGAAGACCCGATAACAAAGAAAGTAACACTCAACACAGAGAAGGTTACATTCGGAATAAAGCAGGAAGAGTGGGAAGGTAGAGAAGAAGAGCACCCACTTGATGATGAAATCTTCTTTTGGCTTGAACCTGCAGAAGCGGACAAACTCTGTGCGGGTTATGACATGGGAGATTGGAAAGTAATGCGAGTAAACTCTCGTAGAGAGATAACCGTATACCCTCCTGTCTTAACCCAATACGTTGAAGAACTAAAAGCGAACATGGTAAAGAAGCAACTTTTAATCAAAGAGTTGGAAACTAAAATAAAAGAAGGAGTGCCTTATGTATCTACAAACGACTGATTTACTGGCAATTATGATTGCGCTTGTAAGTTCATGCGTAGTTATGATTGTCTCTGTTAATGCCCACCGTAACTTGCTTAGAGTTAATAAAGAACTTATAAAAACTATTCGAATCCTTCAAGGCAAAGAAGATTATTTTGAAATCTTCAAAGCAAGGAATAAGTAAGTGAATAGTGTTAAAGAAGATGTAAAGTTTGCTGGGCAACTAAGCCTGTGCGGTGCTTCTTTAAAGTTGGCTATCGAAGTTTATGCTGACATGGTTGACGCAGGGTATCAACCCACTAACTATGTAACCGCAGGAAAGTTCTTAGACATGATGCTGGAGGCTTCAAAAGAACTTACAGAGATTATGAAGAATCATGCTGTGGTTATACAAGCACACACCGAGTTGGGTAAGATGTAGCCATGCTCACGAAAGGAGCAAAAAATGCAAGAGTGGCTAACTCAAAAAGACTTAGCAGAAAAAGCAGGGATAAGTCAGAACACGTTAAAGAACTATCTCTATCGAAACTTAAACACCCTTCCCAAACCCGACAACTACTTCGGGAGGACTCCTGTGTGGAAAACAGAAACCGCAGAGGCTTGGGTGCAAAGCAGAAGAAAGTTGTCTCCAAAGCCAACTAACTAACACTTCCTAAACGAGAGAGGAGCAAGTGTATGGCTTATGTAATTACCCGAAACAAACGGCACACAGGTTACTTCCGCAACAAAAATAATCGCGTAGTGTCTGCTGGAACGTTTGGCTCAAAAGCCAAAGCCTTATCCTCTGCAATTCTTGCAGAAGGTGGGCTGTCAGTTAATGAGTCAGAATCAAACCAAACCTTAGAAGCATACTTAGAGGATTGGTTGATTAGAACAGATGTTCGCTTGATAACTAAGAAAACCTACAAGACTTCGTTAAAGAAGTATGTCATTCCTTCTTTAGGTAATAGACAGGTCTTGTCCATAACAAAGCGTGATGTGCGTAGCCTTTTTGAGAAACTTACTCAAGAAGGAGTAAGCCCTTCCACCGTCCTCCATGTAAAGATTGCTTTAGGGTCTGCATTCCGTCCGCTTGTTCAAGATGAACAAATGGTTGCAAACCCTACGCATGGGGTGAGGGTGAAAGTGCCTCAGACTGACCCATTCATTACTTTAGAGCCTGACGACTTCAAACAAATAGTTGCCAAGTTACCTACTGACGGAGCACAGTTGTTCGCTCAGTTCTTAATTGCAACAGGTTGTCGTTTTGGAGAAGCAACAGAATTACGAGTGAAAGACTTGAACTTTAAGTCTAAAGAAGTTTACATTCGTCGAACTGTATGTGACATAGGTAAAAAAGCAAATAATGGTTCACGCTTTTTAATAGTGCCCACAACAAAAAACAATCATAAAAGAACAGTAGTTGTTAGCACAACACTCTTAAAGACGTTAAAAGCCTTTATAGCAGATAAAAAGTTATCTAATAATGACCTCTTATTTGGTAATCGCACCATCGAAGTTGGTAAACTAATTCATGCAGGCAGTTCTTCCATAAGAACTAACGAAACTTTTACCGTAACAGGTAAGGTTTTCAATCATGCAACTCCTTACGCTTACAACGTGGGAAAGTGCAGATGTGACCTGTGCAAAGAAGCGATAAGGGATTATCGTAAACAATACAGGAAGGACAAATCAAAAGGCAGAGACAGCCTTAGCCAAAGTATCGGCTCAGGTCACCTCAGTCGAACCAAGTGGAGAACCATTTGGAACGAAGCCATAGAAAAGTCAGGTATTGGTTGGTATCCAAAAACGCACGACCTTCGGCACGCCAATGCCACTCAACTATTATCGTTGGGTGTCAACGTGCATGAGGTTAAAGAACGTTTGGGTCATCAGTCAATCACAACTACGGAGCGGTATTTACACCGTATCCGTCACCAGCAGTCGAAAGCAGGGGAACTTGTGGACGAGTATCTGTTGGGAGAAAGGTGAGAAACTATGCGACTAACACAACGTGGAAAGAAAGTAATTGCAATAGCAATTATGACATTATCGGGAGCATTGTTTTGTAGTGGCTTTGTTGTAGCAAAAGCACTAGAAGCAATTCCCACAGAAGCAGTAGAGGCACAGCCAGTTCCTTTACTCCAATCCTCAGTCGAAAAAGAACTAAAAATAAAAGCCTCTTCAGAAAGGTTAGAGAAATACCGTAACAAGGTAAAACTCTCTCACGTAGAATGTAAAGGGCTTTTAAAAGAAGTTGGGTTCAAAGGCAAAGCCTTAGAACATGCATGGGCTATCGTCATGCGTGAAAGCAACTGTCGTTCTCATGCCTACAACGGCAACGAGAAGACAGGAGATAACTCTTACGGAATCTTTCAGATAAACATGATTGAAAAAGTAGGAGACTCACGTAGGGAGAAGTTTGGCATGGTTTCTAATGCGATGTTGTTAGACCCTGTGACAAATGCCCAAATTGCTTATTACATGAGCAAGGGCGGAACTGATTGGTCTGCATGGAAGGGTGTAACCCCTCGTGCACAAGAATGGCTAAAGAAGTTTCCTAAGTAATACAAGCAGTAAGTAAAGAGCCTTCTGTGTTGATAGCAGGAGGCTTTTTGCTGTAACCTACAACTATGAGGAGGAAATAAACATGGGAAAACATCATGACAAAATTGCTGCAGCCCTAGAAGTTCGTAAAGCAGGTCATAAATCAGGGCAAGGCGGTAAAGTTCCTGGAAGTATGAATAAAAAGAAGACTGGATACAGAAGTATCAAGTCTAACGAAGCAAAACGACTTCTAAGTAAATAATTAAACCCCCTACAGCAACTGCTGTGGGGGGTTTTTTTGTATCATTTTCTTATGGCAACCGAGAACAAACCAACTCCTGAAGAAGCGAACTACGTCATTCAACAAGGAACTAAAACAAACTTAGACAACGGTCAAACACGTCATACTGGCAGACACCCACAAAACCCTGACCACAACATAACTATTATCACAGCAACTGTGAACAAGAAGCCTCACATCATCAAAGCCTCTCGTGAACTTATCCCTATGAAGGAAGTTAATGACGCATCAAAAAAACGTGAGGGAGAAGCCAAAGCAAGTAAAGATAGAACTGCTTCAGCACAAAAAGCACAACTTGCTAAAAAACGCCTTAGAACTCCTACACCTAATAAAAAGAAGTAATTAACCTTCTTTTAGATACTTAACTTCACAAGCATCTGTAGTGCAGTAAGCCTCACCAATAGCGTCAAAAGCAACTCCATCATAGATTCCTGTTAAATCTAATTGGAACAATTTCATAGTTGCTTCTTCATACTCTTCTTCAGTAATCTGCGTGTAAGGCATTTGTGGATACACCGCATTACCCATTGGTAAGAACGAAACAGTTTTCATTCTTCCCTCAAACATTCTTAAAGCCGTTCCAATCTCTTTACTTTCTTTTTCAGGGTCGAAAGTTACGGTAACTGATACAGAGTTATCACTCCAGTAGAATTGAGCCGTTGCTGCCAAGTCCATTTTTTCATAGATTGAAACTTCTTTTTCAGCACGCTTAGCCTCTGTCTTGATAGGGAAGAAAACAACAGAGGTTGTTTCAGGAGATTCAGAAGCAGGTTCAACTCGATAGTTTGCCATTTTGAAAAGAGGAAGCATTGGGTCACCGTTAGCAAAACGAATTGCTCTGTTAAAGAACTTACCACCTGAAGCCCAGTGAACTCCTGGAGATTCTCCAGCAAGGATTGAAACTGTTCCTGAAGGCTTTACCGTTGTCATTTTAATTGACTCACGAACACCAAGCCATTCTGAGTAAGTGCTGTCATAACTCTTTACAAGTTTGTAGCCTTCATCAAGCCACGCACGAAGAACAGGCAAGCCTTTATTGTCAGCAAAGTTAGCCATGCCTGAGACTGAAGTTCCAATGCGACGATTGCGTTGCATGATTGCGTTAGTCTCTTCCCAATGTGTAGGAAGAAGAGTTACAGTCTTTGCATAGAGGTAAGCAAACTTTAGAGTTCTTAAGAAGTCTTCTTTATTTTTGTGGCGATTGAGATACGTCTCAACCAAGGTGCAACATTCAAAGGACTCTAGGCTTTGCTCTGCACAAGGGTTGTAGCCAGCAATACGGTGGTCTTTGTTATTGATAGGGTCAGCAAGTCTTCCGTATTTTCTTGAAACATCTAGCCAAACAATTCCTGGTTCTCCATTAAGAATAATGCCGTCAACAATTTTAGAGTAATCAGAGCCAACAGTTGCTTCTACAGAGTTGTTCGACATCCAAGCCCAACCAGGATTCTTAGGGTCATAGGAGTTACGCTCAGGGTAAACCTCTGCGTTCTTTAGGTTTAGGAAATCTTCATCATCAATACGTCCAATAAGAAGTTCTGCGGAACGACGGACGTTGCCTGAAACAACACAGACTCCAATAAGGTTTCCAATGTCTGCTATGTCTTTACGAGTGACCTTTTCACCAGCCCGATTTTCAAACATCTTAAAGAAGTAATCATGCAGTCTTAGAAGTGGTTCATGTCCAGCAGCAGTGCCACCAAAGATTTTGATAGGTGCACCTGCAGGGCGAATGAGAGAGTAATCAAAAATCCAACGAGGTTGGTCAGCCTTTAGGTAGGAGTTTAAAACAAGAGTCACAGACTCGACCCAGCCCTCACGAGTATCAGGGATTACATAGGTTTGAAGGTTAGCCTCTGCTTTAGAAGGCTCATAGATAGTGAAGTCTTTATCCGCTCCCTTATCGTCAAAGCCCACACCCACGCCCAGCATTGAAGCCTCCATGAGAAAGGAGAAAGGCTTAGCAGGGTTGTTCTTAGTCATTTCAACGGTAGAGACAAACGCACAGTTTTGCAGTGCTGCTGAGTTGCGGTGCTTGTTTACTAAAGAAGTTCCCATTACCCAGAGTCCTCGACCAGGTGGAGTCCACTTTAATTCAAAAAGACGTTCGAATGCTTCTTTTGCCGAAGACTGAGCCTTGGAGTCATTCCAAGGTAGACGCTGAGATTTAGCGTGGTCTTTCTGTAGAGAGTACATTCCATTGATTACACGCTCACAAACGTCAACCCAAGTCTCCTTAGTTCCGTCTTCTTTGAGACGGCTATAAGTTCTTAAGAAGGTTATCTCCCCAACAGAGTTACCAGCAGCATCGGTGTAGCCAAAGGGAGGCTTCTTTGAGCGGAAGCCTGAGACGAAATCCTCATTAAGATTAAAAGACAAAAATGACATTGAAAGACCTTTCGGGAAGGGGGTTTAGAAAGATTAGAGGTTGAAGTTTGCTGGATAAATCATGTTAATGCACCTGACAATAAGCCTCCACTTTCCCCCACCTTGTTCCACGTATACCCACCTGCTGTTATCAGATAACTACTCTATGCTTTGTTGAATAATTTTCGTTGTTTCTGCCTCCGTTAAACCTCCATTTGGGAGGTCTTTTAGGGCTTGTGCTCGGTCTCCGAAAATGGCTGAAAGCACCCCTCCTGAAGACTGTCGTTCGGCTGTAATTCTAATGAACTCGCGGTTCTCTTCCAACTCTTTCATGCCCTTTACTAACTTGAAAAGTCGGTCAATTTCCTGCGAAGTATTGGGGTCAGGGTAGCCTCCGTTTAATTCTTCTGCAAACCGAGAGAAGGCAACTCGTGCTCCTTGCATCTCTATAACGACGTTTAATAGGGCTTTTAACTGTTCTTTAGTCTTTATCTCAACAGGTAGGTTGAAGGCACAGGAGTTCTGTGGTTTGAAGGCTGGGCAGTTAGAGGCGACAAAGCAAGTGTCGCATTGGCGTAAAGAAGTGCCAGTAGTTTGAACTAAAGGAACTTCTTTAAGAACGTCATTTCCCTCGTCATCTGTGTCTACAATCGTCTTCATCTTGTAGCCAAAGACAGGTAGGTTTTGAATCTCTTGAGGGTCTCTTTCAATCAGTTTTTTAGGCTCTTCTATCGCAGAATCTTTCCGCATCTCAAGGTCACTGTTATCAGAAAGGTCACCCCATGTTTCCGCGAAAGTGCTTAGTAGAGGGGTCTCACTGTTATCAGATAACAGAGGCTCTTTTCCCCCATCAATAATGTGTAGGTCGGGGCGTTTCTTGTCCATTGATTTCTCCAACTGTTGGTATGACCAGACTGCGACCTTAGAGGATTCCACCCCATTGTTCTTTAAGAACGCATCATAGTCTAAATTAGCCTTGGCTATTACTGACGAGTAGCGTTTTCTTGCTTGCCCCATCATCTTCTTGGGATACCGAACTACCTTCATTCCGTCCCAAATTATGGTCTCGCCATTTCTCATGGGAGACAACCACGATAGGGTTGTAGCAGTAGTAAAGGGTATCTGACGAAGATTATCAGGCTTGGCTGAGCCTAGGGCGTGGAACTTCGTACCATACTGGCTAGACAGCCCTCTGGTGACCCCTGCAAGGCTCGTACAGGCTTCAATAGTAGCGTGGGGTATGGCTATATTTGAATAGCGTTTAGCCCATTGGCGTAGGACTGGAAGCCCGTAGGAGTCATGCCAAACAACCCACAATTTGGGGTCATGCTCAAAGGAAGCCCTTTCTTGAAGAATCCACTCCAACCCTAGGGTCTGAGAATCCGCCTCAACAAACCCCAGAATAGACTCCAGGTTATTGGCGACAAACTCTTGGTATTCAGCCCCTAAAGAAGTTAGTTCCTCTTTAGACAACCCATCACGTTCAGCCTGGGCAATGCCAGAATCTACCAAGATGTCTAGTGTAGGTAGGAAGTGCTCAGAGACTAGCCATAACTTCTTTTGGGGTAATCCACGCTTCTTTAAGGCGTAAAAAGAAAGTGCCATGCGGGTAACACCCATGGATTCGAGCAGCGTTCGGTTGCTGCCAACTTCGGTGCCCCCGTAAATAATGTTCATGCTTAGTCATCGAATCTAAAAAGAGCACCATCGTTGAAATTAGAAATGTCTAAAGAACGTTTGATGTTTCTTTTGGTGATTACGTCTTCAATATCTGTCCAGGCCCGCATTTTATGGGGAGCATCGGGACGATTCTGCACAAGCATGGTGTCTGGGTGGGCTAACACTAAAGAAGGTAGCCCCTGTTCAAATGCCCATGCTGCTAACTTTGGGTCACCAGTGACTAAGAGTTCTACCTGTTGTCTTGAGCGTGCAACGGTGATTTGGCGTTGAGCCAGTTCATCACCAATTAGGTCATAGGTATTATCAATGAGTTCGTCATAGCCAACGAAGCCGTTTACATTGAGCCAGTGCTCTGCTTGAGACTTACTCCAAGAGGTAAAAATTGCAACGCGGTGGGTAGGCTTAAATCCATAGTAGACCATCGCTCCAACTCTGCTTGGGTTGTCGCTGTTATCTGAACTAAGTACGCCTTCTAGTGCTACAAGTATGTTCAAGTTATCTGCCTGTTCTGTACATCGCTGCTCTACGAATGAGGGTTTGGGTATCTGGAAGTGTTACGCCGTAAGTTTCTAACTCATCGGTTTCTTTAAAAGAATCTAAGTAATCTTTCATTACACGAAGAGCAGCAACCGTGCCCAGTTTTTTTCCTGCTTGCCATCGGTAATTGTAGAAGTCTCCGTATCCTTCTCCTGAATCAGAGAAGGCTTTCTTTCGGCTACTGTGAATGTCATCCCATAAAGCAGAGGCTTGTTCTAAAACAGCAATCAACTGTGCTTCAGCATTTCTCCGAGAAGCAGGATTAGTTGCTGCCTTTAATGTTGTTGTTGCACTTGAATACCTAGAAACTAACTCAACGGCTTTTTGTTTATCCCGCATAGTTGCTTCTTCCCATGCGCTATTGTTTTTTGGTTGTGCCTGTGGGTCAGGGTGCACAGTCCACTCGCTATGTGTTAAGTCGTAAGCAGCGTAGGGTTTAATAACTCTGATGTCTGTAGCCCCAGGGTTTACATAGAAGGTGACTTCATAGCCTTCCCAATTAGTAGTGTTAGGCATAAGTTTGGTGCGAAAGTCATCGTTTAACATTTTACTGATTTCAGTATCAGACAACTGAGTGTAATCAGGGTTACTGCGTCTAAACGTTAAATAGTCCACGCCGATTAATACATCAAGGTCTGCAGGTGAACGTTGAACTTTCCATTGGTAAGAAACACCTGAACCTGCTAACCAAGTAGTTGCCCAAGACTCTTGTGACCTATAAGCAGTGTCTAAGCAGTCTTTCACCATTCTTAAAAGGCTGTTACGAATCCATGGCTTTACTGTCTGTCCCTGAAATAAAATAGGGTCTAACTCTTTTTCAGGGTTAGAAAAATACGAAGTGGTTGCCTCAGAGATATTCACTGAGCCAACCACTCGCGTTAAAGCATCGTTGCGGTTCATGCTTTTATTTTACTCTTCATCGTCCTCAATTATCGGCTTGAAGAAGTGTTTTTTCATAGGGACACGTCTCTCTTTATCTACAGCAGGAGCATCAATGTAGCCACAAACTGTATGAGCACTGGTAAACCTATGTGTGAGATGCCATAGTTGTTCGGTCTCTTCTTTGTCTCCTGTGAGGCTTAGAGTAGCCCCACAAGCACAAGACATCTCAATGGCAACCATGTTAGTTTTCTACGATTTCTGCTTCTTCAGTTTCGAATGAAACGGCTTGACCATTACTTGCGTCAAACTCAACACCACGCTCTTTTAGGTTCTGAGCGATTCGCTCTGGAACTGTCATGTCACGTTGTGCCATAGCATTCATAACACCAGCAACTACGCGGTCTGCAAGCAAAGAAGCCTCAATATCAGAGACAATCTCTTTGGCAACCTTGTAAATGTCGAATGTAGATGCTGTGCGTTCAGTAGTTACGTTTGTAGGTAACTCCTTGTAAGTCTGGATATTGCCGTCTTTTTCGACTCCTACAACAAAGTAGAAATCGAGGTCTAAGTTATTATTTTCCATGTTAGTCATACATTCCCATCAGTTGTCGTTTACGTTGAACTACCTTAGCGTGGATTGGACAAAAATGACACAAGTAATTTTTTGGTCCTGCCATCGTTGTGTCTAATCCTAACTCTTTTCTTTCCTTTTTTGTATTAGGCACAAGTTTCTTACTGTCACTTTGATAATCAGGGCAACTGTCTTGTGGTCTATTTCTGCTCTTCCAGCAGTTCATGGCATCTTCACCAAATTGACTCTTAGTATCGTAGAAAGTAGAGTCGATTTCGTCAAGACCCTTAGAGCCACCACCTTTAATTTGGCGAATCATATCTCTGCGAGCATCTGTGTTACTCCACGCCTTTACTGGAACAATAAAGAGCAATCCTTTATGTTCTTCTCCAGAAGGGAACTTATGTTTTTCACACGCAATTTCTAATAGGTAATCTTGTTCTGGAGCACCTACGTAGGGAGGGAGTTCTTCAATACTGTTACACACTTTGCAGTGTAAAAGACGAATGACTGGACCAGTGTTTTGGTCATCAGATTTACGAGAACCCAATAAAGGGATTTGTCCCATGTGATACTCCTTGTTCAGTAAACGGTAAGTCTACAGTTAATTAATCTATTTTGACGCGACGCTTCCTACCACCAACGGTTGGAATTGGTTTTCTAATCTTTCCACCCTTTTTGCGGTTAGGTCTTGCTCCGCCACCTTCTTTACGTTCTTCAGTGAACTCAACTCTTACTTGCTTGGCTCCACCTTTACCTGCTTTAGCACCAATGCCACGAGGTTTTTTTGCCATGGTTACTTACCAGGGTTTACCTTGTTTGGGTGTTCAGTAGTTGCAAAACCATAGTTAAAGAAAGGGTTTAGTGCTTGACGATTAGCAAGAGTCTCTTCTGACCCTGCACCTGGAACAACTTCAGTATCAGGACGAGCCTTACGATACTTACCATCTGTTGCACCAGCATCTAGTGATTGGTTCATTGAACGTGATGAATTAACAGCCATGATTATTTCGCTTTCTTTGGGTTTGCTCGCATTGGTTCTTTATCAGTCAAGTGATATTTTTCAGGATTATCAGAAACACGTTTTGCTGCAGTTTTGTAATTTTTTGCTCTGGCGTATGGGTCGTTTCCTGCCTCAAAACCAACACTACGTGCTGTATCTTTAACAGCACGGCGTTCATCTGCGCCAGTACTTGCAAATTTATCTGCTGTTGAACGCTTTGGTGCAGCACGTAACGTTCCCGTTTTTGCCATAGCAGAAATCTGTGCTTTGGTTGTGGCACTAGCAGCCTTGTTTGCTTTACGACGGTCATTCCAATTCATGAGTTGTTCCTTTCAGCACGAATTTTTCTCATTCGTTCTTGATAGCCTGCTTGGCTATTCTCAATATTACTCTCTGAGGAGTTCTTATAAATGCTAAGTCTGTCATCAATTGCTTTATGAGCCAGGGCTAAGTGCTTTGGAGAGTCTTGGGTGGGGTTAGCAACCGAGGTTTTTGCCACTCCAAGGGACATGTGGATGTCTGGAGCACCTATGGCTATGGTTGCATGGACCTCATTAAAGGCTTCGTGATGCTCATGAAAGGCTGGGGTTCCGTGGGTTTCTTGCATATTCTTTAGGTGCATTCGTGCTTGGTCTACTAGCCCCTTGATTACAGGGTAGGAACCTGCTGCACCTTTTGCTGCTGTGCCAACACCACGAACTGCTGAAACTCTTTGAACTGCACCAATTTTTTGCTCAGGAACTCCCATTGTATTTCTGTCAGCCGTTGGTAAATCTGTTCTACGAGCAGCATCTCTTTCTTGAGGGGAAGTGCCAACTAATTTTCCGTCATCGCCTCTTTTTACTGTAGGAACAGCAATTTTTCCTGATGAAAGTAAAGGCTTACCGCTTTTAGTTTTTGCTCGTGGTTTTTTGCTCATGCCATTCTATCCTTAAGACGTTTGGCAGAATGCTGGGAGAAGCACTGTGGGCACATACCCTTGCTATACATCATAGACACAGGGTCCATAATAACACCACATTGTGGGCAAGCAGCAGAACCGTTGTATTTAACAGCGTTGTCCATAATTAGTTTTGCCTGCATTTCAACAGTGAAGTTGCCTGAATCCATATCCATTAGTTATTCCCCAAACTATTTCTCATAGAACCTGTGTAACCTGCTACTCCTCCTGAGTACCAGCCAACTCTTGGCTCAACGTAGTTACGGTCGATAGTAACTATGTCATCGATGCCTAAAGTTTTTCTGTTGTAGCCGTATTTTTCTGGGAACAACCGAATCTGAGGTAGGTTAGGGCGAACCATTGCTTGAATGTCTGCACCTGGGATGTTCATAACCATTAAGGCTTGAGAAGTTAAACGCTCTTCATTAGAAGACCAAGGTCCAGTATATTGCCAGCGTTTTGCAACTTGGTCAGGCATGAATGGAGGACGTTGAGTCCAAGGCTTTGTGTGGTCATAACGACCGTCTGTGCCACTACCTCTAGCCATTTGCCTGTCTTCCTTTTAGTTGAGTTCCCCATGTTACCGCTTGAACTTGATTAGGAATCGGCATACCTAATTCGTGAGCAGCATTTCTATAAGCATCTGCAAAATGGCGGTATTTAGGTCCTTTCATTTGACCCTTTAACACATGGGTCATTTCTCCCTTACTATCAACAGCAATATCGTAAGCATGACGGTCAATAGTAATAGGCGTTGGATTTTCTGGGTCTACAATATTTTGATAAAAGTTTAATGTTTTTGGGCCTGATTTAAAACTAAATAAACCATCAGGGTCTTCGCCATCTAATATTCTTTTAGCCTTATCTACAGTGTTTACATGTGCCATGTGATGGGCTGTAGTTCCTGTGCTTACTAACTCTTTGGCAGCCCTTATATTACGACTCCACTCCATAGAAGGACTTAAAGCAGAGATAATTCCTGCTCCTTTTTTAACATCGCCTTTACCTAGTTTAAATGCTTCTTCATGTGCTCTTCGATACCAATTTAATCCTGTATCTCGTTCTTCACGTGAAGCACTGTTGAAGCGTGTTTGTATACTTTCAACATGTTTTTGCATTAACTGTTGAGACATGATGGGGCTAAAAACAACCCGCTTTGCTAATTCTTCTGCCATGTTATCTCCAGGCAGGACGCATATTTAAAAGTTGAGATGCTCTCTTTGGATTTAATTGCCCAGGTTGGTCAGCACGTAGGTTTGCTTTTCCATCATTAACGAGATGCGGGGCAGGGGTCAGTTCAACCACTGGGCTATTTCGGGCCACACGATATACAACCGTTCCGTTGGTATTATCCATTTTCGCATTCATTTGGCGCGATAATCCACGGGTTGGTTGTAACTCGACGGGCCAGTAATAACCACTTGGCTCAATGCGTTCACCTTTGTGAACACCTCGTTGGTACGCCTTCTTGTTAACATTGTTCTTGAGTGAATCAAGAAGTCTGTCATCTCGACGACGTGTAGTAAGTGTACCTAAATATCCGTCAGGATACTCAGCAGACGGAACTCTTCCTACACCAATTCTTTGAAAGTCTAAGTTATCTCTAACTGCGGGTCCGCCAGAACCACCTTGATTGTTGTAACCATACAAACCACCTGCTCCAAGTGATTGCCAATCTTGATTTGGGGACATACTGCTACTAGGCATTATTCACCTCTCATACGGTTTGTGCGATTCTCATTTATAGTTCTTAAAACACTTTCGTAATTAACCGCTTTTCCATTTAGTGTTCCGCCAACTTTTTTCCAGTCTTTATTTGCGTATTGGTTACGAGTAAAACTACCCTTACCGCCTGCCATATCTAATGCACCTGGGCGATAGCGTGGGTCTGAATCATTTTTACCTAAGTCACCAGTGTGGAATAAAACATCTCCACCTTCTTTAAGGTGGTGTCCTCTGCTAGAAACTCGACTTCCAGGCAATGCATAAGCAGCCTGCTGTTTTTCGGTTTCTCCCATTTTTTGAGATTCACTAGGAGTTGAAACCTGAACTGATAAATCTTGAGTGTAATGTCCCTCTGGGTATTTCCAAGCACCGTGAACTGCTGCTGCATTACCTTGAACTGCGGGTTTATTCTTTTCTTTAAAAGAAGTTATGTCTGCTTCTTTTGCAGGTAGTGGTAGTGTCTTTTCAGCACCAGAAAAGGCTGTCATAAACCCTTTGCCTGAAACCTCTGTTCGGTCTTTAAAGTTTAGGGAGGCTCCACCCGTGTTTGGGTTGTTTAAGTGCTCCGCAAATTGACCATCACTAAGGGCTGCATTACTCATACCTATATGTTCTAAGATAAGGTAGCGTTTGTCAGGATAAAGGGGGTATCAAATGGGACTAAAACACCACGCTGTGGTCGCTATCGTAAGCGATGTCCTTTACCAAGCCACTTGTAACCCAACTAAATGTGGGTGGCATGGTTCAGTAACTTCAGATATTGATATGGCTAAATTTGAAATTGAAATGCATTACGTTGCAGTGTTAGAACTCAGAAATTCTTGACCTTGGTAAACGGCATGTCCTTCAATGATATGAATTGGGTCGATTGAGAAACGTCCTGTCTCCTCGTTAAACCAAACAACTGCCATTCCTTGTTGCCAGTTCTCCCAATGAGTTCCTGGACGACCATCAGCACCAACACCTGAGTTAACAGAAGGCACTGCACCATCAACACGGCATAAACATCCTGGACTAAATGCAACGCTACGAATCGGACCATCAGCGTCGTAAGTAGTCTTGTATTGCATTTCAATTCGGTGGATGTGTCCAAAGATAGTTGAGAGATGTCCTGTGTCGTTTGTATAGGCTGCAGCAGTTGAGCCACCACTACGCACTTTGTTTCCGTGCATGGCACGAAGGTATTTACCTAACCAAATCTGAGAATCTTGTGAAGGATACTTGTCAAAGAATTCGACCTTAAGTTCATCTAAACATAGAAGGTTCTGAACACTAAGAACAGGGTTACCCTCTAGGTCATTAGACTTCTTTAGTCCATAGGAAGCATTAGCATTACGAGTTGAATACAGGTTTAAACGGTTATCGTGGTTTCCTTCTAAGAGGATAACTCGTGCATCAGGTGCAATCGCTCTTTGTTTTGCCAAAAATTCATAGCCATAGTTAATTGCCAATTGTGTTGTGTGTGCAAAGGCTGCTTCAATAACAAAGCGAGAGTGTTCAGGTAGGTCAAGGAAGTCACCTAAGTTAATAATCATGTCTACGCCAAAATGTTCTTGAACATAAGCGGTTACTTGTAGTGCAACGTCAATTGCTTGTGGGTCATGAAAAGGGTCTAACGTTCCGTCTTCGTAACGACGATAGCCAATCTGTGGGTCAGGAAGAATTACGGCACACTTTAAATTAGCGTTATCTTTTACGTGGCGTGTAGGAGACCAATCAAGTTTTACATCTACAGGAGTTGCTGGGCGAATTACTTCCCATTGGGGTCCTGCTTCCCAAGAAGGATGGAGAACAACCTTAATCGCTTCAAGGTCGTTGATGACTGGTTCGCCGTCTTCACCTTTAGTAACCGTTTGGTAAGTAGATACACTAACCCGAGAAATCTTCCCAACTTCATCGCGGTTAATTCCGTTTTTTTGTAAGACATCATTTATCTTGGACTCAACTACTAGTTGTTCAGCATCCGTAAGAACCTTATCTAACTCTTCTGGATTTAACTTCGACATGCACAGCGTCCTGTTCTATGAGTCCTAATGGTGTCCCGACTAACGTCACATACTCTTGACAATAACCGATGAAGTTCTGCATGAGTTATGTTTGATTCCATTATTTTATTAACGCGAGATATTTCATCTGCCGTTAAAGTTTCTAGCCACTTAGCAAATTTGCATGTCCATGGACGAACTGTGCGGGCTTCTGCTTTTGCCAATAGTTCATCAAGAACTGAAAGAAGCGACTGGTCTGCCATAAGTAGTCCTTTGTTAATAGTTTGCCTACGAATTAGTATACAAACTATTTAACGAAAACTACCGCGACACTCCTACTTCTTTTCAACGTTAGTTTGAGAAGAACCGCCATCATCCCACTTGTAAAAAGAGCCTTGTGTTTGCTTTGATAAAGGTTGTGGAGTTCCATAAGGGTCACTGTCATTTGTCCACGCAGTGCGTTTACCTTGTGACGTTGTGTTTACGCTGCCTAAGCCTTTTGGAGAGGAAACGCCAGCATACCGATATGGCTTTGGCATCTCTCCACCTTGTGCAGCAGAAAGGGCGTTTGAACTCATGTTAGTCTCTTGAGTCGTGAATGGAATCTGTGAGCGATGCTCGAGTTCCCATTGTGCTTGAAACAACTCTACCATTTCTCATGGTTGATGCTGCTTCTGGAGAAGTAACAGAGTATGAAGATGTGATTCTGCATGCTGGTCCAAGTTTTTCAGCACCTGCCTGCATTGGAGCACGGCGTGCTTTTGGTCCCATACTTGCTGGGTCTGCTGCTTGTGTGCTCTTCTTAGGAATTAACTTTCCACGAACTGCACCTACAGATAGACGAGCACTTGACGCATTTAGCATGTCACTAATTGCATCAGGCATTTCAACTGAAACTTTTTTATCAAGGCCACCCATTGTGCTGCTTGACGCACCTGCACGACGACGCATACCTTGACCCATACTTCTATAATCTGACATTTTAACTCCTTTAGTTAAGTTAATAATACTCTTTTTTACTTCGCTTCAATGTTAAAAACAATTGCAGAAATCTCTCCATCACGGCTCTCAATGGTTGTAAAGCCTGGTTTACAGGTCAAGTCCAATCCACGGGGAGCGACATAGCCTCGAGCAATCGCTAGTGCTTTAACCGCTTGATTAACGGCTCCTGCACCTACGGCTCGTAGTTTTACTTGCCCACCTGCATACAAAGCATGAGCAATTGCAGAAGCAACGCTTTGAGGGTTACTTCCAGCACTTACACGTAAAAATGCTTCTTCTGAAGCGGGTGTCGGTTCTTTAGTCACAATTAGTAGTCCTTTAAGTTCGATTTGTAGTGCCCTACCTGCTCATAAAGGTAGAGAAGAAACCCCTAAAAATCAGGCTAAACGTGGTTCATCTCTGTACTTTGGATTAGACATCTGCTCAATAATATCGGTTTCAACCTTGTTTATCCCGTTTCCTGAGACTAGACGGGCTAAGGCGTAGGAATCGGCAGCATTGTCATCGTTGAACTCAACGCCCCAACGTTTGTACATTTGTAGGAGCATCTCTTGTTTTTTGGCGTTTCCTTTACCCGCAGCAAACTTCTTTAAGGTCATGGGAGATACTTGCAGAGGAAATATCTTGTCTCTTTCGTATAAAGAAAGTTTAACAATCGCTGCTAACTCTCCTAACTTAAGGGCAGCAGGGCTTTGTAACACACTTCCCTCTATAGATACATCAAGTAACTCTGCACCCTGTTCTTGAATGTAATCTAAAGTATCTTCAAGCCACTCTTTAATGTCTACTAGTCTTTCAATACCAAAATATGGAGATTTGTATACCCACGTAAAAAACTCTAATGGGTCATCTTCAGATAGGGCTGTTAAAGCAAACCCCGTTAACGATTGGTCAATGCCAATGTAAACGTCAGTTTTTCTTGTTAACCCACCGTCAAGCGTTTTTGTTGGCACGCAGTTCACGTTCATCTATGACCATCTGCAGTGTGCCTAAGTAACCAGCACCGTCAACAATGTTGTCTCGACTATGTTGATGAACTTCTCGGCATATCTTTACCCACGTCATTGCTAACGCAACTTGTTCTTCAGTAACCTCACTATTAAAAATTACAGACCAACCTTTTGCAATACGAGCAAAATTATCTAGTGGGTGGTCATAGGCTTTATTACGGTCATTAGTAATTAAACGCTGTGCCTCATAGAGAACCGTCTCATCTACCATTGTGATTTATCTTGTCTATTGGCTCTAAAGTCAGATGCTCGACGAGTTAACTCTCTAGAAATTAAAGCGGAGTCTCTCTCTAGGTTAAAGAACATTACCTCAATCATTTTTCTATACGCATACAATACTTCTAAGTCTTCCGATAATTTTATAATCTCAGGGCTTCCAGCAACATCAGCCTTCATAGCAGCAACAGGTGTTTTAGCGGTTGAACTTGACCTCAAAATCATACGTTTTGCAGTTTGTGTGTCTAGCAGTTTTTCAGCAAAACGCTCATCAATTTGTGCTGCTGCCAATTGAGTTGCAACGTAATTAGTCCAAGCGGTTAACTTGCTAAACAACCTGCTCAACTCTTCGCTATCTAAAAGAGTTAAATCTTCCTGTGGAACAGGGTAAGTAGACTGTGTGGGTGTAATAACAAACCCTTGGTTTAGTAACTCTTCAACTGCTTGTTTTGCTGCTTGCCCTAGTTTAAGCGACATCTTCTCCTCCAAATTGTTGACATGATTTACAGCCAGCCTTTTTGCCAATATTACACTCTAAAGGTTCTTTAGCCTCAACAGCAGCACACACTAGTTTGGCTTTTTCAAAAATTTCCTCAACCATGCCGAAGTCTGCCTTTATAGTAAATTCCATATAATCTTGGTCAGCCTTTAACTCATAAAGAAAAACAATCTCATCTACTGGCTGCATCATTCGTCGCATAAGTTCTAGGTAGATTTGACCTTGAAGTAAATGTGTATTAAACGGACGCTTGATTGAACGCCACGCTTTTTGTAAATCTCCGTCGTTTTTTGCTAACAAATCAGGGGCTTCAAAGCGTAGAGTTCCTGCACCAATTGACTTTATCTCAATTAAACAGTCATTCTTAATTCCTTTTATCCAACCATCTGTATGCCCTTGAATTCTTGTTTCAGGGTCAGCCAAAGTAACTTCGCTGTACTTTAAGAAAAGGCTTTTAGCACCACAATTTAAACAAACAACTGGAGAGGTAGCAAACATCTCTTTGCTACAAACCATGCAGTTCCACTGTCCGTGTAATACACCCATTTCTCGAAACCAACTCTGCCACTTATGATGAATAAAGTGCCCTTCATCAAAGATGGATTGCAAACGTAGGTTTGGGGCTTCTTTTTTAACGGTTGCTCCAGTTAATGCAAAGTAAGAGGCTCGTAAACACCAGTCTTTTTTTACCATCTCTGAAGGGTGTAAGACAGTAGTAGACCGTGCTTCGGGTGCTCTAGAGAGTAAGTGTCGTTCAACATCCCCTACAAGTCTAGGGTTAGTCTTCTTAGCCTCTAGAAACCTCTTTAACTCTGCATTCATTTAATCCTCTAGTTCTTTGATGTATTGTTCTAACGACATAGTTTTTTTGTATTTCTTTTTCCATTTACGAATTAGAGCGTTTCTTTCTCGATGAGACAGACCTCCCCAAATTCCATGTGGCTCATCCCTTTCTACAGCATCCCACAGACAATTTAAACGAACTGGACAGGGTTTATTCCCTGTCGCTCCAAAACAAAACGTCTTTGCTCTATCTGCAATGACTGTGTACTTTTCTTTATCACGAGGTGGGTAAAAAGTGTCAGTGTCTTCTCCGCGACACTTTGCTTTATACCGCCACGTGTAAGACGGCTCATCCATGCTTTACAATTCCTTTTCAACGGTCTCTCTCATTTCCAAGTAATCATCTTCAAGAAGAACCACGTAGTTCTCCCCATCTAAATGTAAACCGAGCACGGGGATTCGGTTATCTAGTATTGCCTCTCTCGTAATCTTCTTTAGAACCTCTGACTTTATTGTGACCTGTTTTTTACTAGTCCACTTATGTTCAATTAAGAGTCCTTTAGAACGAACGTCTCCTTTTCTTGACCAGAAAGCCCCAGAAGCAGCAGTGCGTGTTCCACCAACTTTTTTGGCTAGACGCTTTTCATGCTTTTGAGATTGTTTTTGTCCCTCAGACCTCATAATGATAATACCTTTTTAGACAGTTCTTCTTTTAGGTCGACTTCTTCCCGAATACTGGCTATTACAGCCTCGTTTCCTTGCCACTTTCTGTCACCGTAGTAATACCAGCCACCCTTTCGTTCCACAATATCGTGGACAACCGCCATGGCTGCAATCTCTTTTGCAAAGTCATACTCTCCTGGAGAACAATCTCCTCCTGGAGCAAAGTAGAAGTCAAAGTAAGCAACTCTTTGAGGTGGAGCCGTTTTATTTTTTAGACTACGAACTTTAATAGTTTGCCCAATGCGAACCTTATTTCCACTTGGACCAATCTCAATCCACTCATCTCGTCTAACCTCACAGCGAGTAAAGAAAGCATAGTTCTTGCCTTCTCCTCCAGGAGTAGTTCGAGGGTCACCATGCATTACGCCAATTTTCATACGGTATTGATTGATAATTAAGCCTAATACAGGTCTTTCATCTTCAATCAAACTTCTTTTCATTGCAGAACCAACAACCCTAAAGAACTTGTTTGTTAGTAAAGCACCACGTCCTATAGTCATCTCATCCATATTCTTTTCCATCTCAGGCAAAGGGGATAAGGCAGGTAGAGAATCAATAACTATGGCATCCACTGATTTTGAGTCAGCAAAATCAATTACCGCTTGGTAAGCCTCTTCCATAATGTTTGTTTCTATAACAATAACTCTGGTCGAGTCAACACCACACATCGCTGCATATTCAGGAACCCATTGTTCAGCAGCAACCCAGACGGTTGTGTAATCAGGGTTTAGTCTTTGATTAGCAGCGATACATTTTAATGCAACAGCCGTTTTGCCATGAGAAGATTCACCAATTAATTCGTTCCACTGGTTTCCTGGAAATCCTCCTCCAAGGACGTAATCCAATGTAGTAGAACCACTGGTAATGCGAGGAATAATGTCAGCCCTAATATCAGAAGCGACCACAACGACGTTGTTGCCAAATTTCTTATTGAGTTGTGCAACGATTTTTTTTGCTTCATCGTTCATTAATCCACTCTTCCTATAATCCCTTGGGGATTCCAATTGTTACCTAGTTCATTACCTGCTGCCATTTTTGTTGTGCCTTCTACTTGTGCTCCAGTTAAGGAACCGTAACGACTTCCTGATTGAGAAATCGGATAACCACAATCGTAGCAACGAGGTGCGACATTTGCGTTGACCGCTAAATAGTTATTAGAGTTGCATTCAGGACATTGCTGTGTTTGATTTACGCTTTGTGCTTTAGAAGGAGCAGGGGGTTGCACAGTAGGAGCAACATACCTCGTCATAGGTTGTTGTGACGGAGGCATTGGAGGCGTTGGGTCAGGTCTACCAACAGCAGGTCCCTGTCCTTGTAGTTTCTTTGCCCACCAATCTGAACTCATTGTGGTCTCCTTGGTCCAACGGAAAGTAAATTTAAATCTACTAATTGAGAGATAGAACCACAGATAGCAGCAAAAGCAACTTCTTTATGAATCTCCTCTAACTTATCCCAGAATTCTTCTGGCATCTGCATTTCAATATTTTTAGTTCTTTGAAGTTCTGTTGTTCCTTTTGAGAGTGTTGTAGCGTGAGCAATTAACAAAGGAAACAAGTGCATAACTTTTGATACGCGACGCTTACTTTCAAACTCTTCCATGTCGGCAACCTCTTTACTAGTAAAAGAAGTTCCAGCCATAACACTCATACCCCAAGGGTCTTCCATACCAGAGTCTAAAAATAGAGCACGTATACGAAACATTATCTCTGCGTGCAAGGCCTCAATGTCAAAAGAAGGAGCCTTCTTCTTAAAGAACTTCATTTGGCTTGACCCCATTTTTCTACGATTTTCATATCCGCAATAAGCGGAACTACCATATCGGGCAATCTTACCCCCTCCATAGATTCTTTTATCGCTTCGCCCACTTGGTCGGCTAACGCGTCGGGAGTAACTGTTACTAGTTCATCGTGAACTGTCAATATAACGTTAACCGTAGGTTCGTTTACAAAGCATGAGTGTGCTCTAACCATGGCTAGTTTAATTAGGTCTGCAGCCGAGCCTTGAATAACAGTGTTAAATGCTTGACGTTCAGCCCTAGATTTTTGTCCAAGGTCTTTACTTAGAATTTCGGGGATGTAGCGTCGTCTGCCTAAAACTGTTGACACATAAGGCATAGGGCGTTGTTGTGCTGCAAGACGAATAAGTTGATGTCTGTAGCGATTGATGTCTTTGAACCTATCATTAAACAGGTCCATTAATTGATGAGCCTCTTTTACAGTGCCTCCAAGTTGGTCTGCAATTTTTTCTGGACCAATTCCGTAAGCAATTGCTAGAACTAAAACCTTACCTGCTTTTCTGTTCACACCCATTCTGTCTCCAATGGTGGTGTAAATATCTCCCCCATCTAGGTAGTTTTTAACAAACTCGGGGTCTTTAGAAAAAGAAGCAATGATTCTTGGCTCAATCTGAGAGTAGTCAGCCACTACTAACTTGTGTCCTGGAGGAGCAATAAAGAGGTTTCGAATTAACTTGCCGTAGGTTCCATCTGTTGGAATATTCTGCAGGTTTGGCTCACTACTAGAAAAACGACCAGTCTCTGCTCCATGTGACTTAAAGTTTGTGTGGACTTTTCCATTAACTAAAAGGCTGTGTTTTTCAGAAGTCTTAGACTTACCAGCAGTTGTTCTAGTAATTTCGCCACCTGTGTAAGGGGTTACGTAAGTTGTCATTATCTTATTTAAGTCTTGATACTTTAAAATCTCTGCAACCAAAGGGTCTTTTTCTCTGTAATACTCAAGGGCTTCTGCACTAGTGGAGTAATGACGAGTTGTTAACTCCTCGCCTTTCTTTGAGGCTTCTAATCCTTTAGGGGTTAACGCAATCTTAATTTTAGTATTGGGGCGAATTCCTCGTCCACCTTCTGCTTTAGGGGTAAACAACAAGGCTTGTTTTTCTGGGATAGAGTTCAAAGAAAACTCTTTACCCGCTAGTTTATAAGCGTTACCTGTAACCTCAATTAAGTCTTTTTCTAGTTTTTTTGATAGCAGGCTTAACTCGGTTTCATCCATGTAAGCACCAGTTAACTCCATGTCTGCTAGAACTAGTAGTAAGTCCATTTCTAAACGCCATACGGTAAGTAGGTTGTAGTCCTTTAACTTAGGCTCGTAGACCTTGTATAAATTCCAAGTTGTCTCTGCATCAATTCCAGCATAGTTAGCCACATCGCTAAAGGAGTGACGTTCAACCGCTTTTCCAATTCCTTTGACTACCTCTATACCAAGTTCACGGGCAGCACAAGCATCTAAGGCTAACGAGTTCTTTGTTCTGTTATCAATAATAAAAGCAGCCATTAAAGTATCAAAGTATGGTTTTGAACATACAACACCACGGTAATACTTTGCTATTGCTTTTAAGTCGAACTTTAAGTTGTGTCCAATTTTAAGTTTGTCGCTAAACATTAAAGGTTTTAAGGCTGCAAAAACTTGACCTGGTAATAGTTGTGGTGGTGGAACATCAAATATAGGAGTCCAACTTGTTTCACGTCTAGAAAAATCTTGCTCACGAATTTCTAATCCTTCGGTTGCTCTAGCCTGTGCAGAATTTAGTAAAGGCTTATCCCACTCTAAGAACTCACCATTTGGGTGTCCCATAGGAATAACATCTACGCGTCCTTCTGTAGCAAAAGAAATCCAAGTAATCTCATTAAGCATTGGGTGGAGCCGAGAAAAATCATCGGGTCCAACGGTTTCCACGTCGAAAGCAAAAGCAGGTTGGTCTAAGTAATAGTCAACCATTTCTAGTAAACCAGCAGACGTTGTAATGATATTCATAATGCCCCTTGTTATAGAAGTGGGGAGCCTGTGTGACGGCACAGACTCCCCTTATTCAGTAAGTTATGCGCCTGCTACTTCACGGGCAATTTTTAACATCTCTTCACGAGGTGTTTCTTTTATAACATCTGGCGTAAAGCAAACAGCATCTTTCAGGATTTCGTTAACTGAAGCAAGAGTTAAATTCCATTCCTCTTCAATGTCACGACCACGTACATAATTAAGTGTGTATTGAGTAGTTGGACCATTTCCCATTCGAGAAACTTCCCAAAACTCTTTACTTAGAGGTCCTTTTCTCTCATCTTCGTGTGCACGACGAATTTGACGTGCAAATGAAGGAGGAGCAGTAAGGATTTGAACAGTGTGTGTATCACCACTCAAGGCAATAACGTTAAACGCAAAGCGTGCTCTTGGTTTGCTACCAAGTAAGTCTGTAAAGGGGTCATCGTTTTCTAAAGCAACGAATGATTTTTTCCCAGTTCGTTCAATCCAGTGCTGTTCATACACACGGAATGGACCATCTTCTAGGAATTTAATGAGTTGAGGTTCTTCGCTGAATTTAAAATCAGTTGGAAACTCTGTGGTGTCTTGACGTAATAGGGCATCGGCTGAATCCCAACCAGATTGAACGGTTGTTCCGACTTTTGGTGCTGCATCTTCTTGGTCTACATCTAAATACGATGCAGCGTTTACTGTTGGATTGGTTATTGACATGTTCTTCTTTCGGTTATGAGGCTTACGCTCTCGGTTGGGTTTGAGGTCTACTGACTCTCGTTAGCAACATGTTCCTTCCACCGCGAAGTTATCGCAATAGTTAAATCATGGTGCTTAGACCATTCTACACGAGAAACGCCTAAAAGCCCCCTTTTGGAGAACTCTTCAATAGTTATTTCTATTAGCCTTCTTGTGTAGACCCTATTGCCTGCAACCTTTACCCCATTAAGGGTTTTGGAACGCAAACGATAAGGAGCACTTGGTAGATACCCTCGTTTTTCCCACGACCGAATGCTAATGATGCTCTTTTCTAATGCTTGAGCCATAGCACCAATCGTGAAAACCTCTGTTTCTTTCCCATTTAGTTGTTTCTTTATTGCTAAGGAATCCCAAGGAGATTCTTCTTTAACCTTTCGTTTTCGAGAAACTTCTGGATTTATAGTGCGTCGTTTTTGTTTAGACCCAGGCTTGTAGTGCAGGTCTGCAAATGCTTTTTCAATCTCGTCATCACTACGCAACCCAGCCATAATTACTTCTTACTTAACTTTAATGCCCAAACAACTTTAGGAGGGAAGATTGCATCTACCTCTTCTTCAGTCAGTATGCCCTCGTACAGGGCTGCCCATAACGCATCTTGGTCAACTACCTGCACTGTTTTGTACAGTCTCTTTGCTAAGCCTTTTTCTTCAATAATTCTGTCAGCAACTAAGTCATCAATCTTTGTTCGAGAAACTCGTTTTTCTTTTTGAACAGAATTAATGTCTGCAATCGGCTCAGTCAACTCATACCACCAGTGACCCTTACCATCTTCAAAACCATTCTCTTCAATATACGCAAATAACTTTTCTTTAAGTGTCTTTTGACGTTTTTCAGCGTCATCAACAACACCTTTTAAGTAAGAGTATTCTTTTATCTGTCCTTCAAGACTTTCACCATCAGTAAAATCTCTAGGCTCATCAATTGCTTTTACCACGGGGTCTCCTTAGATAGATGCGTTTAATAAAAAGTTTAAAAGGCTGCCGACTGTTAAGTCAACGCCTCCTTTAGTATTTATACCTGTCCCATCAACAACAGCATCGGCTACTAAATTTTTTTGATTTAGCATTTCAAACTGCCGTTCTTCAATCGAGTTTAACACTATGAAGTCTTGAATAATAACAGAGGGCCATTTGCTTGACGCACGGCGTATTCGAGAGTTACGCTGAACAGCCTTACCTGCTGACCACGGTAAGTCATAATTTACCAGTAAATTGGCTTGAGGCAAGTCAACGCCATAACCTCCAGCATCACTAGAAATTAAAACCCTAACTTCTTTTGAAGTTTGGAAATCTAATTTTGAATCTTCTTTTTCTTTAGCATTCAGTTGGCCTGAGTAAATACGGCTTTTAATTTTTTTCTCTAACAAAGCATTTTGAAGCAAAGACAACATACCAATGTAACTCGTAAAAACTACAACCTTAGAAAGTTCGTCTGTGTCTAAATGGTCAACTACGTAACTCACTACGGCATCTAACTTAGAAGCACCTAGGTCTAGGTTCTCTAGGTAACCTTCATCGTCAAGATGAGCAGCATAAGAACTACCCCCTAAACCTTGATTTAGTTTGTACTTTGTAGCACTATCAACAAGTAAAGAAGGGCTGTCACACACCATACGTAACGCAGTAATTTTAGACATGATAGCCCCACGCATCGCGTCTATGGGTCCACCAAAGGCTTGTCCTTGCCCGTATATCGCGTCTAAAGAAAAACCCCCGCCAAATAAAGATTGGGCTTCTTCTAAGTCAGTTGTTAAATCTAACTTAATTTTGTCATACAGAATTCGAGCAGGTTTACCCAAGCGAACTTTTATAGGGCTTAAATGAATAGTGGCGGGTAGGTAGGGGGCAACATCAGGGTCTGACTGAGCCTTCCTAACTGACGCTTCTTTAATCTTCTCGTGTAGTAACGGAAGATTGCGGTATCTCTGTACCCCGCCAAAGTTATTTCGTACAATGAAAGTCTTATCAAATAAATCAAAGCGACCTAACATAGTTGGCTCAACAAACTGCATAATGCTGTACAACTCTTCAGGCTTACCGTTTTCAATTGGAGTGCCAGTTAGTGCGTACTTAACAGGAGTTTTTGTTGCGAGTTCTTTTACTTTCTTAGTTCTCTTAGAACGAAACCCTTTTATAGCAGTAGCCTCATCACATACGATAGCGTCAAATAGCAACCCCTTTAACACATCCCAGTCATTAACAATAGACTCGTAGTTAGTCACTATGTAGTCGGTGTATGTGCCATCAATGTACTGTTTAATTCGTACTGTTTTTGACCCGTCTACGACGGTAACGGTGGCGTTTGAAAACTTTTTTATTTCCGCTTCCCACTGATACTTTAAACTTGCTAACACAATAACTAATGTGGGTTGAGTAATCTCTTTTCTTTCTCGCAACACTTCAAGTGCTGCAATCGTCATACAGGTCTTTCCTAAGCCCATCTCGTAAGCAACCAGCAGTTTCTTTTGCTTTGCCATACGTTCAACGGCTTCAACTTGATACGGTTTTAAAGTGCCTGTAAACATTAAAGATACGCCTTCTCCCCATAAATCATGTCAATAGCATTTTCTATACCCCAAAGAATTTGTTCGTTAGCCATATCGCCTACGTCCTTTATACCTGTAGAGGCATAATTAAAAAACTTAGCAGTAATGCCTAATTTCTTAGCCCCTTGTAAAAACGCTTCGCAACCCTTTTTCCCAGCAGAGTCTACTTTTGGATTATCTAACGCAACGATGACCACATCGGAATAACGTAGGAGTTTAAGTTGAGACTCACTTACCTGTGCTCCAAAAGCAGCCACTCCACCTACTACTCCTGCAGAAGCGATTCTTACAGCGTCCAGAGGTGACTCAACTAAGATTGACATTTCTGGGGTTAATTCGTGTGCACCAAATAATGTTCGAGACTTTGTAACGCCTAGGGGTCTGTTTCTAAATAAACGTTGCTCTGAGTGTTTTTCTTGCCAACCCCATAAATTATGGTCATGTGGGTTTCTAATTGGAAGTATCCATGTATCTTCTTTTGCCCACAGTACTTCATACTTACGACAGGCTTCTGCTGTTAAACCCCTAGATGCTAAAGCCCATGCTGGAGGCTCAGTAAATAACGCCAGTCTTGAATTGTCCATAGGTAACTCTTGCTTTGGTGCTACATATTGAGGGGCTTCTTTTAAACGAGCAGCCAATTCTTCTGGAGTAATGTTTTCAATTTGAGCAATCCATCTGCCAACTGCTGCGTAATCAATGTCTTCCGAAATGTACAAACCTTGCACTTCTCCAACTAAAGAAAACAAGTTCCCTTTAAACCCACAAGAAAAACACATGTGAGCACCTGTTCGTTGGTTTATGAACCAAGATGGGTTAACATCCTTTTTCCCAGTCCTAATCTCATGACCAGGGCAATGAGCCTGCATCTCATCGCCACGGTTTCTTAGTATGTACACACCTAGTTTATTAAGAACTTTCTCAACATCTACAACTGTCATATTACTGAGCCTCTCTTACACACAGAACAAGTTGTGTTCTTTGTTTCTTCATGGAAACACCCTGTCTCCCATTTCCAAGTCAAACTTGTTTCACTAGGACCACAGTTACGGCTTGCAACAATCTTTAAAGTTCTTAAGTCGTCGTAATCTGGAACTGGTTCTAAACCAAGGATGACATCTGAGTCTTGGAAAAATGAAGAGGAGTAACCAATAGAGTCGGCAGTTACTTTCCCGCCTTTCATCTTCCACAATAAAGTTTGAGTTGTTACAACAACTGGAATGTCGTGACGTTGAGCAAGACGCTTTAGTGCTCTAGTCACATTTGTAATAGATTGTGGAGTATTCATCTCACCAGTCATTTCATCCATCATGAGATAAACGCCATCAACAAACACAATGTCTGGCTTTAACTTTGAAATTTTGGCAGATAACGACGCAACTGTTAATCCGTTTACAGCATCAACAAGATGAAAAGGTTCTTTTGCTCCATCCATTCCCTTTAGCATGTCAAGGTAACGAGTTTCTTCATCGGTGAAAAGTTTTCCTCGACGAAGACGACCATGAGAAACTTGAGCACGAATTGAGTCATGTCGTTGTTGTTGTTCTCTGTTAGTCATTTCAAAAGACTGGAACATTGGCACTTTGCCGTCACGATGCACGTGTATCGCTATTGCTAGTGCTATTTGTGATTTACCTGTTTTAGGAGGAGCAATAACTGTCACTAACTGCCCACCCTGTAATCCAGCAGTTGCTTCATCAATTTTGTCGAAGCCTGTTGGAATTCCTAGCATTGTTTGATTTGCTAATGCTTGATACTCAGCAAATCTTGCTTCCGCGTCTTTTGTTAAATCAAGTTCGTTAGTTCCTTGAACACCTTGCAAATTAACTTTAGTAATGGCTGCTTCCATAGCAACCAAAGCACCTTCGTGGTCATTTTCGGTTAACTTTTGAACAGAGTTTTCTAAGCCTTGTCTTACAAGTAGTTTTCTTCTAAAAGTTACTGCTTGGTCAACTAAAAATTCTAATGAGTCTTGAACATCTAAAACTTTGTATGTTGGGTAATGGTCTTTAACAGTTACGGCAGTTGGAACTTCTGAATACTCTGCATAATGTTTTACAACAAATTTCCATACACGAGAGTTGTCATCATCTAAGAACCAATCAAAGGTAACTCCACGTTGTAAAACTGGGAGAATGTCGCGGTCCCGAATTACTTTACTTACTAGTCGATGTTCATTATCTGCTGCCACGAATTCATTCTCCTCTCATAAACGATTTAATTCAATACCCCAAGAACCATATCTTCCTAATCTAGTGGGAATGTCTATCACACCTTTTAGGTTTACGCGATAGGGTAAGTCATCTACTAACTCTTGTGTCGTTATGTAGAGTTGTGCAAAATTAAACGGGTTGCCTCCTCTCCTGTCAAGAATTTCCATTAGATGGTCTAAATCAGATTTATCTAAACCACTTTCCTCAATACCTGCAAGTTCTACTGACAAACCATACTTATTAGTTAAAATCCATAGTTGAGCAACTGCTTCTTTATTAATGTTACTTATGCGAAGATAGGTAGAAGACTTGAAGAGTTTCTTTTCTTTTACTTCCTCAGTTTGTGCAACAACTTCAGCGAGAACAATTAAACGCGAAGGTGTTTCATTTGAAATATCGCCATTCTTCACAACACTTCCACTCTCGCATATTTTAAAATAAAATTTCTAAACGCGTCTGCAGAATCATTGGCTTGAGCAGCCTCATCTTCAGGAACATCTTCAGGAACTAAAATAGCGTATTGCCCAGAGTTTTCAAGCATTCGCTGTTGAATAAATTCTGTGTGTTTACATTTGCTTCTGACGCGGTAAGAAGGACAGTTACATTTCGCATTCGTATCACCAGGGCGTAGTTGTACCTCGTACACCCCCGTAGTTGAGAGGAATAACTGGACCGTTCTCCATGTCTCCAAGTGTGAGCCTTTCATGCTCGTGCCTTCCGTAAGTCTTTGTTAACTAGGCGAACTCTTTGGAATGCCTCATTAGCAAAACTTGCCATCGCGTTGCTATATTTGGCTCCCCAATTTTCCAGCATCTCGTTGGTAGTTACTATTGTAGGCAATGCTCTGTCGTATCGACTGCGTAAAATCTCATCAAAAGAAGTGTTGTCGTAGTTAGAACCGTATTCCTTACCTAAGTCATCAAGAATTAACAACCGAACATTTAACCAATCTTCTTTTGCACGTCCGTGAAAACCTTCCATCTCTCGATTCATCTCACGCTTTTCATCCGTGTCTGCGTCAAACATAGCCTTCTTGCGAGAGAGAAACTCAGGGTAGGTTAGATAGTAAATAGGGCGAGATAACATTCCATAATCTGAACCTGACTTATATTCAAGAACTCTTTTAGCAATATCTTCATCTTCAGGTAACTGTTTTATAAACTCCATGGCTGCTACAACTGCGTGAGTTGTCTTGCCAAGTCCTGGTCCTCCATCAAAGAGCAACCCAACACCTGTTAAACCGAGACCACCGACCTGTTTAATAACGTTGCCCGTTACTATCTCCTCTAACCAGTCAACAACTGTTTCTGGAAAGTCTGTCAGCATGTCCGCAGGTTCTAATCCAAGAAAACGTCGTGGGATGTTTGAGTTACGTAATATCCAATGTCGTTTGAGAGGAGCCAGTGATTCAATCTGATAAGTCAACTGAGATTCCCCTGTCGTCGGTGTATTTTCCTTTACCGTTCGTAGTCATCCCTGTTTCCTGAATTGTTAAAACAAAGTACAACTCTCCTGGAAACAAGATTCCGACAATAACATCTAAAATTTTAGACTTCCACTTGGGCATAGTGACGATAGCAAATACAGGAAGGTCAACTTTCTTTTTCTTAGGCATATTACGTTAACTCCTTCTCTATCGCTTGGATTGTGGGGCAGGGGTAAGTAACTGGTACAGCATCGTAACAATCCTGAATAAAATCTCTTGAACAATAAGAACAAATCCCTTGAAGTATGTCAGGCTTATGCAACTCCACTACTGCA